TCAGCGGTCCGACTCGTAGGCCGCAACGCCGCTACCGACAGGCCGCCACTCATCCTGCGGCATGCGCGCGTCGCAGATGAATACCTCGACCTCCCCGCCTTCTTTCGGCTCCGCAGGCCGAATAGCAGCATGCCGGAGAATCGTCTGCATGTCCGGGACGTAGCTGCTCTCCGAGCCGTGGAACGACCAGATGCCATGTTTTCCAGCGCTGCCTACCTGGTGGTCGAGTTTCACCGACCAGCCCTTGAATCGAATGACCAGCATGCCCTGCCCTCGTAGGAAAAGGCTGTAGTCTACTCCTAATTCTGACAGGCCCTGTTGGCCGCCAGCAGTTGGGCTTCATACCCGATCCGCTGCCGGCGCTCGGCCAGCAGCGCACGGACCTTGGCCTGCAAGTCGTCGCCCTTCCTCAGCCCCGCTGTGGCCCACACGGGCACCTCCACCACCGGCACTCGGCAAGGCACCGCAACGGGCACTTCTACACGCACCGTGCGCGGCTCAGGCTCGACCTGGCCGGCGCATCCCGCCAGCGCAACCATCACCAGCATCAGCACTATCCTCATAGGCCCAACTCCTGATCGATGACCGCCTCGGCGGCCGCACACTGCTCGCCGGCGGTTCGCTGGCTCAGCAGGCGCTGGGCTCCGGCATACTGCTCGGCGGCCTGCTGTCGTCCCTGCTCCAGCGCCCTAGCTGCATCCCGGGCGCGCTGCTCGCCGGCCAGGCGCAGCGCGGCAACCTGCCGGACCTGCTCCGCCACTGCGGACTCCAACTCTCCCCGGGCGGAACGGCAGGCGGCCAGATCCGCCTGCGCGGCATCGAGCTGCGGACGATAGTGCCGCGCGCCGAGCCAGACACCGCCGGCGGCGCCGAGGCCGACCAGCAGCAGGCAGGCCAGCGCGACCGAGAAAGCACGGGCGGAGATCACGACAGCGGCTCCAGGAACAGCGCACGTTCCGCCGCTCGACGCTTAACCAGCCCCTCAAGGCGCTTACCACCCGCATTCACCCAGCGCGGAAACTGGTCCGCTGCTCCCTGGTAGTCACCCTTGTTCAGCAGCTTGAGCAGCGTGGACGACGCCAGATTGGCCGCGCCCAGGTTGTAGACGAAGCTCATCAGGGTATCCCACTGATTTTGGTTCAGTGGCACCTTCACCAGCCTGTCTAGCTCTGGCTCGAAGCGCTGAATGTCGTTCGACAGCATCCGCTCGGCCTGCTCGACGGTGATCGTCATGTAGCGGGTGACGCCTCGTGTGGTGCCATAGCCGATGGTCCAGACACCCACCGAGTCCTGATAGGCGGACAGGCGCAGGCCTTCGAAGGATTTGATGAGGTCGATGCCTCGTTGGGATGTACGCATTTACAGGTCTCCAAAAACGACGAAGCCCGCTCAATGGCGGGCTTATCTTCGTCGGGAATGTGTTCGGGTTAGCTACCGGTTAGGATCACCAGCAGCACGGGAGACGACAGCCAGGCGGCGGCTCCACAGGCCAGGATCAGCAGGCTGACCCCGATGCAAAAATTCAGGAAATGGTTCATCCGAGCACCTTCTCCCAAGGAACATTACCTGCCGCATACCCAGCAGCGGCGATCAGGAAGATCAGCCATATTCCCCAGAAGCGCAGGGCTGGTAGCTTATCGGCCATCATTCGCACCTCTCGTACAATCTTGCTAAAATCCAATCACGTTCTCCTCATGCTCTCTTCATGGGGTATGAATGAAAAACCCCCGACGCCGGCCAGCGATCGGGGGTTTTGCTTTTCTGGGAGCCTCGCTCCCGATCTCTTCTATTGACGCCTTCGACTTCCGGGCTTACCTTTCCCGTGCCGCTGCAAATTCAGCGGCCGGGTGTGGTAGCCCGATGATTGAGACGACGCACAGACCGCGTTAGCGGTTTTTTTGTGCCTGCGTTACGGCGGGCTGTGCGTGGGAGGCTTCGGCCTGCCGGTTGCGTCCTTCCGGTCTACCACCCCGCGTACAGCTCGCCTCCTTTCCGCGTGGTAGCGAAGTGGCGAGCCTCACCAAGAGGACGCATCATGCAAACCGCCCAGCTTATCCCCGTTTTCTCCGGAACCATTCACAGCGAGCCATCTCAACTGGTCGATGCTCGCGAACTGCATCGGTTCCTTGAGATTGACACCCATTTCAAAGACTGGATTGCTAGACGTATCACTGAGTACGGATTCGCCGAGGGCGACGACTACCTTTTGGTTGCTCAAAATCGAGCGACCAAAGGTCGAGGCGGCGACCGTCGCTCGAAGGACTACCACATCACCCTGGACATGGGAAAAGAACTGGCGATGGTCGAGCGTAACGACAAAGGCCGCCAAGCCCGCCGCTATTTCATCGAATGCGAGAAGCGTTTGCAGCAGATCGCACCAGACGATGCCCGCACCATCATGAACGAAACCATCGGCACCGACGGCTTCCACATGCTCGGCTCGCTGATCAAGGGCAAGGTCGCCGCCCTCCCCGTCGAAGTCCGCCGCCGCGCCACCGCGAAAATCTGGTCACAGACCCATGCCGCATTCGGGGTTCGGTCTGCCACAGACATCCCCGCCAATCAGTTGGATGCGGCCCGCAACTTCGTCGCCGCCTACAGCGTTCACGAAGGCGAATGGCTGCCGAAGCCTGAAAAACGCTGCGGCACCATGCTCAACGACCACCAGCTCTACGACGTGTACTTCGTCTGCCACCACTTCCAGTATCTGTTCGAAATCTTCAAGCGTCACAGTCTCTACAGATTCCTTGGGCAGCACGGTTCCCGCGCGGGCGTAGAGATGATCGACCACTTCAAGGATGGCTACATGGGCGTCTGGAAGCTCAGGAAGGACTTCGACGGCGAGTTCGATGCCGTACAGCGGCGGCTGGGGCTCAACCGGTATTCTGGGCTCAGCATCCGCTAGTGGTTTTCCCGGCGCCGGCACGAGGGCCGGCGTTCGGGAGGATTTGCAGCAGTTGCTGCTCGGTGATGGGCATGGCGATTCACTATCCAATGACTAGCATGAATGAAGCGCGTAACATGACGCGCCACGTTTTAAGGAATGGAGAAAGGCAATACGCATGAATAGGACCAAGCTTCCGTTTTCAACCGCCCCATACATCCTTTTCCTTCTCCTATTCCCAGGAACGATTCTTTATTACGTAGCGACAACAAATGGACTGATCCCGGCGCTTATTACTGGATACTTTGGAAAAACATCCGCAGCCGCGCTCGCAATACTTGCTCCGCTATATCTGTGGACCACGCTCAGAACAGGACGAATAGCTGTAATTGATCTGACGTACTTTGGATTCCTTCTATTCTTCCTGTGCGTCGTAGTTCTCAACAGCGAAGAAGATAGCTATATCTTCACATGGCACATGGTTTCAATCGCACAATGCGCAGCCGTTTTTCTTATATGCAAGGGTGCTTTCAGAGTTGACCGACTACCTGGGCTAGCTCTTAAAACTGCGTGGATTGCTTCATCCGCATGCATTCTTATATTTACTGTAGACGGAAGATTCTCGCTTAGAGAACTCCCCAGCGACGTAGATAAGATACCGGGATATCAAACCTTCGCTCTCTGTTACTTGCTGCTTTCGGTTGCTCTTGTTACGGGAGTGCGATCACTGCCTACCAGATGCATTGCGCATGCTGTAGCGATAGCTTGCCTTTACATAAATGGTGCGAGAAGCGAATTCGTTGCATACGCTCTATTTGCGGCAACATACGAGTTTCTGTCGTCAAAAAACAAGGGGCTTCCTATATTTGCCCTTATCATAGTTGCAGCAGGATCAGTGGCAACAATTAGCTCTGGAATAGTGGAGATTCCAGATAGCAGAGTAGCAAATCTGCTTGATCTTCAGCATGACAATTCGAGCAATGAGCGGAGCCGTATAGCATCTGAAGGACTAAACAAGATAATGGAAAGCCCAATACTAGGAAACTATGGAAAATATGAAAAAGGCGAGTACATACACAACATCCTTTCAGCATGGAACGACCTAGGACTATTCGGATTCTTGTTTATACTCATCATCTCAATAGGTCCCACCGTAAAACTAGGAATAAATATAGCACTCGGAAGCGCGCAGACTAATAGAGAAATATCCGCATTCTCAATTCTCGCAGTGACAATAGTGCTTCTTCTTGTTGGGAAATACTTTACATATTTATTACTACCTGCCGCATTAGGCTTATACTCATCTTCGAAACTTAGAACAATACAGGTTGAAAAATAGAATAAATCCACTTGCACTCCATAAAATAAAGCCCACCTTTAGATGGGCTTTATTAGTCACAAACTAATAACCAAATTAGCGCGACCCATTCAAGCCAACCGAGTGCATATCGCTATTTGTCAGCCAGTCAAAGTCACGCTTACTGTTTTTGTAAATCCTCTCAAGGCCTGCATCACTAATGTGATTAGTGTCTGTATAAAGAACGCCCTCATCACCATAGCTTCTACATTTTGATTCATCACAAAAAGCATTTATAGGGTCTATAAACTTCACGCCAGACCTATCCTCTGCCGCTTCTTTCAACCACAAGACAACATCTTTTCTCGATCTCTCAACCTCATCACGTGAAACTGAGCAGTTTTTGTCAGGGCTAATTCTATAGTGAAGAGAACGTATCACGCAGTTAGGGGCAGAGGTCTTGAAGATAGGAACAGGTCCGATTATTAAAACCCTTTCAACACCTGTACTTTTAAGGAAATCTATCGTTTCTCCAACCTTGGAAACAAAACCGCTCTTCACATCAGACAAAGGCGTTTGAGGACCTACACCACCGAGCGAGTAATACCCTCTGCCACTATAAATTGACCAACTTGAAAACAGCACAGCATATTTTGGATTAATATCCTTCAGCATTCTTATGGCATTTTTACGACCATTTTCGCATCGCTCACGCATAGCAACGTCTGGGTTATTTATGTGAACATTGAAAATTGCGGCACACCCGCCGGAACTTAATGTTGCAATGACTGAATTGGACGAGGACGCATGACGTGCTATTCCACGATATGCGGCATCTGCGTGCGAGTCACCTACTAAAAGACCAATCTCTTTTCCACTAGCTATCGCCAAGCACTTTGATGGGCTTTCTGCCAAATGAAGGTTACAATTTCCAGCACTTGATGGAGGCCTTGGAATCTGCGCCTCTGTAAACCCATTACCAACCGATACCGACATATATTTAGAAATATACACTCCCGACACTAGCGCCGGAATACAAAAAGCTACAGCATAAGCTGAATGTTTCCAGCTAGCACCGTTCTTAAGCGACTTCCTCCAATTCAAAACCTTCTTATCAACACAAACGTATGTAATGCACGCAAGAACAAATGCAATCGCAACCATCGACAAATCTAGAGCTATGCTTTTATGCCCAAAGCTATATATCCTTCCAAAAGTCAGTAAAGGCCAGTGCCAAAGATACCAGGCATAAGAAACAAGACCAATCATAACAAAAACTCTAAACGACAGAATTCTTGAGACTAAAATTTTGTGATTGGAAACTCCGCATAGAATTATAAGAGCAGCACCAATAACTGGCACTACAGCCTTTCCAGCAGGATAAGGACTTTTGCCATTGAAGACAAAGATCGCATAAAACAGCATAACAACACCAGCAATTGAAATAATTTCCAACGCCAGCCTACCTAGACGCTGAGCAAATGGCACAGCAAATGCTATAGCGCCTCCAGCAATGAACTCCCAAGCTCTAAGCGGCATCAAAAAGAAGGAATAGTTTTTACCGGCACCATCACCACTAAGCGCTATACAACCATAAAGAGAAACAGCAAAAACACATGAGACAGTAAAGAGCGAAATGACCGACGCCTTTCTTTTGCCCAACCTTGAGGTTGATACATATAATAAAAAGATAACTACAGGAGCAACTATATAAAACTGTTCCTCAACTGAAAGAGACCACAGATGAAGCAGTGGCTTTGTTTCTGACAGCCCATCAAAGTAACCTTGCTGACCTAGGAAATAATGGTTAACGAGCATCAATGCGGAGTAAATTACTTGATCGCCAAACTCATTGATCTCTCTGGGGAGCACAAGTATAAATGGCGCAATCGCAGAGCAAACAAAAAGAACAAGTAGGTAGGGAGGCAAAATCCTCAAAGCCCTTCGCGCCCAGAATTCTCCGAAGGAGAATCGATCATCCTGAATCGATGAAACTATATGTGTAACTATCAAGAATCCGGATATAACAAAAAATATATCAACTCCGACAAATCCTCCATATACCATCGGCACTCCCGCGTGGTATAGCACTACAGCCAAAATTGACAAAGCCCTAAGCCCATCAATGAAAGGCTTGTATCCAGACGATATCCGTATGCCAGAGTTGACATTCATTCCCATTAGATCCCCATGGAGAAAAATGCCGTCGAGTATACGCCGTCTGGTTACGCTAAAAAACCCACCGTGCTACGATGAGTGAGCGCGCCATGTCCAACGGGATCGCCTCGGCTATCGAGGCGTCCGCCTAGCAAATTACGCGCCAAAATGCAAGAGATTTATAAGTAAATAGAGGGAGGATAGCTATGCATGTAAAATTTTCAATCATAGTTATAAAGGCAGTAGGAATTACGGCCTTCATGGCGCTAGTACTTATTGCAACTTATTACCAAGACATATGATCAAAACGCCTAATATTGGATCGCCGGAATGTGACCTACTATTCATGCAAAGACAATCATGAAGTTAATTAGCGACTGGATAGAGGCCACTTCCGCCGATCATATCAAGACCATTCCGTATCTCTTATATCTCCTTGATTCCCGCCCGCCACCCCACGACCGCCTGCCCTCCTGAGGTGAACGAAGAGGTTGCAGCAACCAGTCCAGGCCGGATAGAAGCAGCGACAACAGCGTACACAATTGGCACCGGAGATTGCCCCCCAAGGCTAGAAAATGCTACCCCGTTGACGCCTGATGCGCAGGCTACCGCCATTGGCTTCTTAGAGTATGGATATCGGAAACTGACGTTGGAAGCCGGCAGAGCCGTTGCAGTTCCGTTAGTGGTAACTGTTACTTCCCCACTCTGCTCCATCTGACGCGTAGGAATGTTCGCATTCTTGGTTGTCGGGTAAAGCAATGATGTTCCGAATGGCCCGTAAACATTGTCAATAATAAGGTAGTTAGAAAGAAGTTCAGACTTGATGCTGTCGTCCGCGAATAGGAAACATTGCATCGCGACAGATGCCATATGGACGTGTACTCCGTCAATGTTTGCGCTAATCGGAAGCGGGCTATTGCGTCCACGCAGGAAAAACACTTTCGTCGACCCCGTGGCGTTCGGCAACTCGAATGTATTGTTTCGTGCGATGATCAGCAGCGCTTCGCGCTGAGTGGAACTTGGCGATATATGGACGATGCCAAACGCTGCGCCATCGCCATAGCTGATAAATCGATTATTCTCGATGGTGTAGGTGCCACCGTATACTTCCGATCCATAGATCGCTTCGCCGGAAGTGCTGGATACTCCGTAGATAGTGCTGTTACGAACAGTTGCGTCGCGCCCTTGAAGAATTACCCCATTCCGAAACTCGCAGTTGTCGTATGTGATTTTGTCGGCATTCCCGTGCATATCTCCCGCGCTGGTATCCGACGCTAAGTCGATCCCCTCAATGTTCATCCCGTATATCAGGCCGTGACGGTTAGGAACGCAGCACACGTCGTCCATTCCGCCAAGCGCGACAGCGTGCCTGGTTGCTGCCGCATAACCGCCGTAAACCGAGAAGTTATGGCAGTTTGAGATAGTAATCCCATATTCGTCATTGACTGCCGGCGATCTGTTCGGGCTTGAAACCGCATTGATCGAAACGTCAAAGCATCGTTCTACTTCTAGCCCTGTGTAAAGCGTGACATCGCTAGCGTAGTAGTTGGAAACCTTAACTCCATCGCCGAAAACCACCTTGAACGGCGCAATGGAATATGTGTCAGACGGCGAAAAGTGCATCTGATCGACAGACACGCGCACGCCGCGCATGCGGTATACGTCTACCTCGGAGAACAGGTACACCGACGAACTGTTTCCGTAGATCGTGACAGTGCTGCCGCTTACCGAATGGACCTTCCACATCTCGCCAGCGCGATACGGATCGCGATCAGCCAGCCAAGAGCCGTTGGTGGGGTTGTACACGATAACCACGTCTCCCGGAGCCAGGTCTGGTGCAGCGGCAAATGTCAGCGTGCGAGCGCCTTTAACCACGCTCACGGACAGATCGCCGATTTGCACCAACTCGCCCTGCGTCAGCATGCAACTACCGGGACCATCGGCCATGCTGAAATCCACGCGGGTAGCATATCCATCGCCGGTATACCGAATATCCCGCTCAGCGAGAGTCCCGCGATTCATGACGTAGTGCCCGCCTGGCGCATGCACATGCGGCGCCCCGGAGTTGATTGCCGCCTGATACGCCGCCCAGTCGATACTGTCGGTCAGCGCAGTGGCGTGCGGATAAACCGCCTGCGCCTCGGCGAGCGTAGCGAACCGCTCTGACAACGGGTGATAAGCCCCGTCTGCGATAGCGCCGTAGTCCTTGACATTGGCGGTGTCGTTCAAGCGGTCGGCTACGGTGCGCTCGCGATAGCCAATCATCCCGGCGCCAGCGCTGGTGGCCAGGGTGTCTTGCAGCGTCCGGTCAACCTGGGCAACCAGGAGGTTCTGGTCCGTCGCCCAGTTCCCGGTCAGATTGACGGGGAACGATGCCGGGCGCTTGACGCTGTAGATGTTGTCCCCGCGCTGGATCAGTTGGGTCGGGCGATCTACGGTCAGCGGGGAGCCGTCGACGTACACGAGGAAACCTGGCTCGAAGCCTTGGGCGTCCAGCCAGTCGTTGAACTGTTCCTCATACCCTTTCATCGTTGGGCGACTAACGCCGAAACGATCATTCCACGTGGTATTTACCCGGTCGTTCATCGCCGCGTCGAAGTTCTCGGCGTTGTCGTACAGATCACGTGGGTCTTTGGAGCCAAGCGGATTGCCGGTGGCGTAGGTCGTCATGCAAATTCTCCGGGCATGAAAAAGCCCCCTCTATGGCGGGCTCTGGATTTGTGTGTGCGTAGAAACGACGAATCCCACGCAGTGGCGGTCCTCTCGTCGTGGTAAGGCAGGGTTGGCCTGCCTGGATAGCAATGCGACTCCAACCTGGCCTATTCTCGACCGCCTCCGCTTCCCTGGCGTGAGGGCCAAGAAAGGGAGGCGGGGTATCAAAGGCAAACTAGGAGTAGCACATGATTGGTCGGCATAAAGTCGCAAGGGATGAACTGACGAAATTCAAATCCCTTTTAAATGAGTTCGGGAGAACCCCAGTTACAGATGAGCGGAGCAAAATGCTTCTTCACGATGCTCTCATCAGGCTTGGTTCGGCTCTGGATATCGTTTTGATGGATATCCAAAACCTGAACGAGGAAAGCCCTGCCAACAGCAAGCCTGAGTAAACAGCTCCATATAGCCCGGCGTCAAGCTGCCGCTTGGCGCCGGGCCTTCAAATAGGCGTCAGTCCTGACGAAGCCTTCAGACTTTTTCAATAGACGAGCGCGAAGTCGCACAGCGCGCCCATTGCCAGCCTCAATATCATCCTCGTGCCTATCAAGAGAGTTCAGGCTCCAGACCTTCTTGAATGCAGTGAACCATTCACCATTTTCGACTCCATCGGCAGCAACATGCTGTGCTTGCACTTCCACCTCGACACTCGCCGGCAGAAGCGCCCCGCTCCGATCAATGGCTGCCAGTCCGCATGGGAAGGAGATGCTCAGGTCTAGCTTGGACAAGTCCAAGGCAGTCCCATCGGCGATCTCTACCCAGCTATCAGACAAAAATGCTGAAATCGGAAGATGCGAGTTAGGTTGCGAAACGAAGTTCTGATTCATTTCCTAATCCTCGCGCCGGTCAGTCCGGCGCTGTTGCGTTGTCATAGGTGTAGACCCTTGGATCGAAATTGACCGCGCGAACGGACGCCGCGGTATTGCCGTTTGGATCGATGGAACTGATCAGGGCCGGGTACGGGTTCCCCAGCAGCAGGTGCGGCGGCTCGATTTCCCAGGACACATCAGGGACGAAATCGATGCTGGGAATACTCAGCCGGTAGTCGTCGATCCTCGACGCCGGGTATCCGCCGGAAACCGTTCCGTCTGGCCGGCGCAAGTACAGCGCTGGGGAGGTCAGGAGCGACCAGTCGAGCGGCTCGCTGGACTCGATCAGGACCGAGTTTCCCGAGATCACGAACGATTTCAGGTATGCGCTCTGCGCCAGGCCAGGGCCGGGAACATCGCCGGCAAGGGCCACGTAATCCCAGAACTCGCTGTTCAGCGCATCCAGTCCGGTATCGAACGAATACTCGGTTCTCCGGTATCGCTGAGCCATCCGGCGGCGCATCCCGTAGCGCCAGGCGCGATCGCGGTTTGTGACACCGACAGCCGTGATCTTCTCGACCTTCCTGCCGACATCCCCGGGCAGGCGGCACTGGACGGTATCTTCTATCCAGCCGTTGGCATTGACGAACTCAACATCGACTCCGTCATAGTCGTCCTCAGACGGAGCGCTGATGCTGATCCTCAGCGGACCATCCATGTTCTGCGGCGAGTACATGTGCCCGAATGTGGTCCTTGGTTCGTCTCGGGCTGCGGAGATCACGCCGCGCTTGATGGTCTTCTCCGCATATCCGGCTGCAAGCACGTCGTCCATGATCTGGGCGACGGTGATCTTGCCGTCCTCGTAGATCATGTCGAACGTGTCGCCGCGGGCCTTCCAGATGGCGTCCAGCCGATCCAGTTCTTCGAGATCGAGATCCGCATCGGTATAGCCGCGCTCCTTCGCGATGTAGCAGAGGAACGGAACGATGTCTCGCGTTGCGATCTCGGGTGTCCATGCACCGTTCTGCCGAGTCGGTAGCATGCGGGTAGCCTCTACCGAGACGCGGCTTTCGGTCTGCGCCGCGATGCGGTCAGACGACCGATACCGAACAGCCATTACCGTGACGCCGGCGTAGGACGATGGAGCCTGGAGGCGCGCGCGCATCCCGTACCACTGGGTGCGGTCTCGGTACTCGGATGTTGAGTTGCCGCCCTGGTTGACGAACACTTTTCTGATGCGAAACTCGGGCCGCATCATGTACGGCAGCGGGATGCCGTCCGTAAAACCCTGCTGGTCGAGAGAACTGCCAGCATGGTTCTTGCTGACCGTCGTCCATGCGCCGCCGATGGCCATGTCTCGCCACTGGATGTCGTAATAGGTGCGGATCTGGTAGATCTGCCCTTCCCTGCCTACGCCGCACAGGCCTTCCGGGCAAAACACGTCGATCTCGACGAAGTTGGTCTTCTCCGATACAGGGCATGCAGGGAATGGCCCGCGCCAGCCCCCTTCTAAGCTGGTGGGATCGATGGTGACTCGGGACGTAGACGAGTTGAGAGCGGTGAATCCTGGCCAGTCCACATCGACACCGCCCGCACTGGTCAGCCGCTCGACGGTGAGTTGCTGCGCGCTGTAGGACGTGATCCGATAGCGCAGTCCGCGCGGGCCGATTGCTGCATTGCCGGAACCGGTCTGCAACGCATTGGCCGGTGAACCGTTGCTGTAGTTGAGCGTCATCGACGTGGAGGTAATGTCGTTCACCAGGTAGAGGCCGCCGTTGGTGCCGACCACCTCGATCTCATCGCCAACATCCAGCCCGAGCTGAGCGATATCCCCCGTCACGACGTCACGATTCGTCCCGCCGCCATCGTTCACCGAATAGGGGTACATCGCCTCAACCCGCAGGATCGTCCCCGCAACCCAGTCAGAGGGGAACGACCCGGCTCCGGCAGAAATGATGATGTTCGTTCCGGAAAACGTGAACGTAGTCGCCGACGGGTTCGGGGTGAGATTGGAGCTCTCGGTCAGGTCCAGGCCGGCATTACCAGTTGAGCTCGCACCAACTTCCTCAACCAGGTGCCACCAGACCGATGCCGGGTGCCCGCTGACGTTCTGCCCTGGTTCGAAAATCTGGAAAGAGGCATCAGCGCCCAGTGCCAGGAACGACGTGTCACCGATTTTCGCTGCCCCTTCGGCGATCTGGAACCGACCACGGCCAATACACAGGAGCATTTCGGTCCACTGCTCACGCGGACCGGCGAAATACTTCCGGGGCGGCAGGATGTAGTCTGGATAAATCAGACGACGACCAGCGACTTCGCGGATCGCATCGCCGAGTTTTACCTTGTTCCCGCGCGCGCTGGTTTCAGAGAGCGACGCGCCTTGCCCTGGGTTCGTCGGCATGCCGGGCAATTGAGGCATGAGCATCCGAAAAACGGATTGCGCACCTTTGAACAGCGCTGCCGTGATCGTGAACGGATCGGTCCCGCGCGGCAGCTTGTAGATCCGGACGATGTCGCCGCAGTCGATGATGCGCTCGGCCCACTCACCGGGATGGACGAACTCCTCATGCGCCTTTTTTTGCTTGTCGGTCAGGTCACCGCAGAGCGCAACCTCGGCGGGGACGACACCGATGGAGAACGGGTGAACGTCGTGGCAGCGGTACCCAGGCGAATTCGCAGTCAGCCACGCATGGATCGTCATCCTGCGGCCGATCGGATGCCGCTCCAGCGGTTCTCCGTCAAGAAGTGATGGGTAGATTTCGATCACGGTAGAAGACCACCATTGAATATTTGTCGGAGAACTTCTGGAGCGGGGTGAGCGACACCCCGCTTCCCGGGTTGATTTCGAGAACCCGCAGGCGTCCATCCACCTCGACCAGCAGACCTACGTGATCGAGCAGCCGCCCTCTGTAGGCCGCAGCGATGACCCCAGGCCCTGGCTCGCACTGCTCCAGCGCGCGCTGAATCTCCGTATCGCACGCCCGCTGCATCGAGACCGGGGTAAGTCGCGTGACACCACCGAAGTCGGTCAGCATCGGCAGTCCGAACAGCTCAACCCGCGCTATGAGCGTCAGGCCCCAGCAGTCAAGGCACGGCAGGGCCCGCCCGCCCTCGGTATAGATGGCGGTTAGGTATCTGTTCGGCATCGCATCAGGGCCAGTACTTGAGGCCAGGGAACTCGCTGACGTTGTAGATGTGCCGCAGCGCGGCGGTGTTGATGAGGTCGTAATAGCCGGCCTCCACCTGGACGGTGAGGCTTTCGAAGTCAGCCCCTTTCACGCGCATCCGATAGGGGCGCTCTGCCGGCGCAGTCAGGTCGCTTTCGAGGTAGATTCGCAGGACAAGCGTGACCGGCTCTCCGGCGTCGATGGCCTCAGCGATATACTGCTGAGCAAATCCAGTCACGTTGTCGATGGCAAATCCGACGTTCTGGTTTCCGCTGTTGTCTCGCTTCGGGATCGACACGTCGATAGCGCCAGCAACGAACGTCAGCAGCCGAGCGTCTTCCGTCATGCAGGTCAGGTCTTTGAACCCCTGACAGATAAGGATCGGATCGGGCCTGGAGGCTCGGGTAATCTCGATCGTTGCAATCGGGCGATCCGGCCCATCGGAGGCATAGAAGCGCTCAAGAGCCGTCGCCATGTCGAGGCCACTCCCTGTTCATCGCGATGTCGAAAATATCAGCGAGCAGGATGTACTCGGGCAGAATCTCGGCCCAACCTGGGTCGATGATGGGTCGCTCACGCAACTCCAGTGTGGCGGTGAAATCCCAGAGCGAGATACTGCCGCTGACCAGCTTTGGACCGTCATAGATGTCGGTGAATCTGGCGGCATACGCACGCAAACCATCAGGAGTCTCCGGCGTCTTTAGCGGGCATTCGAACCAGTGGTAACCATCCACTAGAACATCACGAAACCATGCCTCAAACAGCATTGCCTCGCTGTCGCTGAGCCTCCACCTGACACTTGCCATCGTTGGAGTAGCGGTGAAGTGGCGCCGCTGCCGAGCCCTGCCTGTCTGCATCTCCGTGCGGATTAGAGGGCTAACGGGGGAGAACCCGTAGCCCTCGCGCTGAGGCGGGCAGATATTGGGGTACTGCTTCATGTGCCGCTCCTACGAATACCGAACGAACTTCCGATAGCTTTCGACGAACGGCCATCACCGAATAGATCGGCCACTACAACATCGATGATGTACTGGTCATCCTGGCGGCGAGTATTGACCTGCCCTGCGCGGCTGCGATCCTCAATCAGGTTTATGGTCGGCGCACCGCCGCTGCTCTGATTTGAGCGCACGTCATCAAGCGTCCTGTCGAGCTTTGCGCTCGTCTCTGCCGTCGTCACCCTCTCGCCCTTCTTGAGGTTCCAGGTCCCATCCTCAGGGACGGACATAATGCCGTCATGGGCCTGACCAGAGAGATTGACGTTCTTCACTGCTGCTACCTGTGCCAACTGAGCTGTAACCGCAGCAGCCGCTGCTGCAATACCAAGCGCTGGGCCAATGACGGGAATTCCCGCCATGGCCGCATAGGCATCAGACGCAGTCTTTGGAGCGTTCAGCAGGGTCTTCGCTATCGCATATGACTTCTCGGCAACGAATGCTGCCTTGTAGAGGCCGGATTGCTCTCCGAAGAAGCTCTTGGCCAAGCCGCTCAGATTTCCAAAGAACTGCTCATTGGCGCTCAACGTCACCTGCTGACGGGACCGCTCAATAGCGGCTAGGGCCTCTTCGTGTTCTTGCTTTAGCTTCAATTCCTGCTCATCCCATTGAGCAGTCAATTCAGCTTTAGCCTCTCGATTTGCATTCAGAAGATCGAGTTGGGATTGATACCATTTCTCAAGCTCTTCCTCTGCTTTGTCGATCTTGTCGAGTTCACCCTGAGGCCCGGCGACTACAGCATCTGCGCCGCCGAAAGAGGGCGGAGCGGAGAATGAGTCAGAAACGATTCGCGAAGCGACACGATTTCTTTCCTCGTCGCTCAGCCCCTGCATTGCGTCAAGAACCGCAAGACGCTCTTTCGTTGTATCAAGCAGCCGCTCTTCGTCAGTCCTGAGGTCCTGGACAAGCTTCTTGTAGTCTTCCTGTGCCTTTTGCTGTTTCTTGAAGGACTCGACCGTCTCAATCGCCGCCTGAATTCATAGAATAAGCGCAACGCTTGAAACGAGAGGCAGAGAGCCAGCCACCGGTAGAATCCAGGCTCTCACACCGAAGGATTCAAGCGCAGATGACTACGCATTACCGGCAGCTGACTCAGGGACAACGTTACCAGATTGAGGCTGGCTTGAGCGCCGCAGAGAGCCAGGCGAGCATTGCAAAGCGGGTCGGCGTGCATCCCTCGACGATCAGTCGCGAGGTTCGCCGCAACAGCACCCAGAATATCTACAAGGCTGTTTCTGCGGCCCATGAAAGTGATGCTCGTCGAGCGGGTGCGCGCAAGTTTTGCAAGCCGGCGACATGGCTCAGCCATCATCTCCCGGTGTGGCTCAAGCATGGCATGAGTCCGGAGCAGATCGCCCAGCGGTTGAAGCAGGAGCAGCCAAGCCGGGCGGTCAGCCATGAGTGGATTTATCGGTTCATTGCCGCCGAACAGCGCGCCGGTGGTGAGCTTTATACCTATCTGCGACATCGCCGAAAGCGCTACCGGAAACGCTATGGAAGCCACGATCGGCGCGGGCAGCTGCGTAATCGCGTGTCAATCAGTGAACGCCCAGCCGAGGTCGAAAGCCGCGAGCGCCTGGGGGACTGGGAGGGCGATACGGTACATGGACTGGGCGGTAACCTGGTGACCCTGGTTGATCGCAAAAGCGGCTATCTGAGCGCCTATCCGGTCAAGCGCAGAACGCGCCGGCAGGTAACGCGGGCGATCAATCTGATGCTTCAGGGCCATGCCGCTCACACGCTGACGCTGGATAACGGAAGGGAGTTTGCCGGGCATGAACGCATCGCGCTACGGAGCCAGTGCCAGGTCTTTTTTGCAGACCCCTATTCATCCTGGCAACGTGGCACCAATGAAAACACCAACGGTCTGCTCCGCCAGTATTTCCCCAAGGGCAGCGACTTCAGCAAGCTGACCGTCGAAGCCGTCAATCGGACAGTAGCGAGGATCAATCTACGCCCGCGCAAGCGCTTGGGCTGGAAGACGCCGTACGAAGTGCATACAGGGGTGAGCGTTGCACTTATGTGTTGAATTCAGGCCGCCTTTGCTTGCGCCAACTGCGAGGCAGTTGCCCCATCCAGCTCAAGGCGGTAGAGCTTCTGCTCGTCGGCAGTCATGCCGATAGTTGCAGCCTCCAGTTGCAGTGACGAAATAAGACTGGTGACTGCCTGTTGTCGACGCTTTGCGGCAGCTTCGACCTCTTTCCCCGGCGCCTCGAACGTCCCGGTCTTGTTCTTTTTCCTAAGCTCATCGAGGAGCTTGGCTAGTTCTTTCACTCGGCCATTAACGTCACCAGTGCCAGCGTTACCAATGAACTCCAGAACTTCGACGATCTTCTTGCCGGAGTCGACCATGTCTTCGGCGAAAACCGAAGTGCTTGCTTTCACTCCGTCCAGATTCTGAACGAATCTCTTTGCCCACCCAGCCGGCCCGGAGGCGATCTCAAGCCATGTAATCCCCTCAAACGCAGAAGAGGCTACTGCCGCAGCACCGGCAATCGACTTGCCTACAAGTTGGAAGGCTCCAACAGTGGCTACCGCCGCGCCGGCAACGAGCTTCAGCGTAGTGACAAGAAACTCCCCAACGGCGACCATCGATGTCCCATCCTTTGAAACATCGAGTAGTTTCGTGGCGAAGTCGCTCAGCACAGGAATCAGCGCAGACGTAAGTTGGTTCTTGAGGCCCGTGGTGCTCTGTTCTACAAGCCAAGTGGCCGCCTGAAGCTCGCTAGCCGACTTAATCGTCTTCTCGTCGAGAATCGCGCCAGCGGCCTGGGCGGCATCACCAAAGGTCTTGAATCCTTCAGCGTTATTGCGAAGCAACGGGAGCAGCGCAGTCGCATCGCTCGCTATAGCCTCCAGATAGAAGGTCATGTCCGACTGGCTGACCTTGGCCTTTTCCAGGCTTGAGACGTACAGGCCAAGTGCCTGGGGGCCGCTCAGATTCCGAAACTGGTCTGCGGTCACGCCAATTTTCGGCGCTACGTTCTCGAAAAAGTCAGCAAGCGCGCCACCACCGGTATTGAGGAAGTCGCCTACCTTGTCGTTCACATCCTTGAAGATGTCAGCAAGCTTCTCTTGCTCAATGCCAACCAGCTTTGCGCCGGCCGCATATTTCTGAAACTCTGTCGTGCTCGCATTGGCAACGCTAGCAAGGTTTGCGATTTCATTGGCATTGCGGACGGTAGAGACAGTGAGAGCGGCAAGCGCGGTGATGCCTGCCGCAGTGGCAGCGCCAATCGCAGCCCCCACCTTTGCCGCATTTTTCTCGACCTCTTTGCGCCACTTTTCCGACCGGCGCTCGGCGGCATCCATGCCGGCCACGAAGCCGCCAACCTTGGCGATGAGATCAAGCGTAAGCGTCCCTAGGCTGCGTGATGCCATTACCGGGCTCCAATGAAAAAGCCCGGAATGATCCGGGCAAAACGAAGGACTAGGCCCAGGTCTCGAGGGCCTGATCTAGACTGATTACGGGCTCTTCTTCATGCGGCATGAAGTCGTACAGCTTGTACGTCTCCTTGCTATGCGTATTGGCATAGAGCGCAGCGAGCAGTGCTGCTCCGCGCTCTACCCTCATGCCTACATGGAGACTCCCCCGCTTGTTCCGAAACTTGCACCAGCTCAGGAACTCCAGGTAGGTGAGACGCGACTTGGCTTCTGCAATGGTTCTTCCGCCAATTCCGCACATCACCAGCTCATGCCAGACCTCATCTAGTTCGCTGAGCTGGTCGTCTTTCCCAGGTTGTTCACCTCGGCGATAACGGTGAGCAGGGCGATGGTCAGGTTTCCATCCAGCGCGCCGCGACCGGGGTCGGCCTCGCCGGTGATATCTGCCGGCGTGAATACCGGCTTACCCTCTTCATCCACGATTGACGCAGCGATCCGACCCGCTACGCCATCCACCTTTCCATTCATGGCCAGAAGATCAGAAACAGCAGTGCTGTACGACAAGGGCCGGACGTACACGGTTGCAGTCAGTTCCTTATCGCCCTGCTTCCAAGTGATCTCTTTTCCGATGGGGGCCCCGGTGAAGGCGCCAGCCTCTTTTAAGGAATCAATCGACAGATGCATGACCACTCCTTAAGCGGTTTTGCGAATCCAGGCGGAACCGCCGGAGCGCTGAATGGTTGCGGTAGAGGTCACCACAGCGTTGGCTGCGAAATCGAACGGGAAGTCGCTCACATAGCCGCGGAAGACGAACCAAGTGCGCGTCGGTGGCAGAACGAAATCCCACTCGCCGTTGCTGTCCTGAGCCTCGGTGGGTGCAATGCCGATTCCGTCAGACCAGCCAACCGCAAAAGCGATGTCCTGGTCGATCTGGTCGTCAGACTCGGACAATTGGTAGAGGCGGATATGGGAGCTGTTGCGCGGGTCAGCGTTGAGGGTCAGCGAAGCCTGTCCCGGCGTGCGCAGTCCGCGCAGGTAGCGCCGAACAGTTTCGCTAAGGCATGTGGTTTCGATCTGGTCGGCGGGGTTGCCGCCGGGGTTGAACGCGGTTGCGCACTCGACCTCGATTACTTCGTAATCACCAGTCGGGCTGCCGCTAGAATCTCTGGACGGAACCAGGGCATAGATCTGAGTTCCTTGGGCCAAAATTGCCATTGTGTTTCTCCTGTTGCGGGTTTCTTGAAGCACAAAAACCCGCTCAAGGCGGGTTGGTCGGTATTGGTTGGTCTATCGCTGGACTATCCAGTCGATGTCAAAGCTGACTCGGTAGGTCTTAGTATCAGGGTCAACAGATTCCCCTCCCCAGCGGACTACATAGGCTGATAGCTCAATGGCGTCCCTGATGGCCTTTGCTGCATCTCTGGCTTCCGCAGCGGTGGCTGAGAAAATGTCCACCTGGATGGTGAAACCATCGGCGTCAGGACGGCCCCACAGGTAGTTCTCTGGCGACCCCGATATGGTCTGCCATGTTGCGTACGGTTTAACGACGAGCTGGGGGGCCAGGCCAAACTGATACATCCTCAGCGGGGACGCGCCAAGGATCGCGGTAACAGCGAGGCTACTTGAGCAGACCTTAAAGATTGGCGGGTACATACTCACCCCTGAGCAGCCTTCTTGGCTGCGCGCTTGATGGCCCTATCGATGCCTTTCTCGTATTCAGATACGAAAGTGCTTGTGACTTCTGCGATGTTGTCTGCCAGAGCGCTTCGCATGAAAGGCTGAGCCCGCATGTCTTCTGTCCCGAACTCAAGAAGTCTCCAGTGCGGCGTCGGGGCATTCGCAGTCTTGTCCGAGCGCTCCCCTTTCTTGGGAAGAACGGCACCATGCAGAACGCCAATTCTGAACCCTAAGTCGCCCGTGCGTTTGAACAGACGGCCGTTCCAGCGCAACGCGATATTGTCGGAAATACTCCGGCCGGTTCCTGGATCGTCGATTTTTGCCGCGCCTTGTTTGGCCGCCTGCACTACGATCATTGCGGCCTTACGCAAAGCGGCGCGCCCGCCTCTCCGCTTCACGTCATCAGTAACGGAGTCCAGCTTGCCAAGCAAGGAATCCAAACCGGTGATGCTGAACTCAACGGTATCAGCCATGGAATCTCCGGAACGCAAAGCTGGTGATTCCCTCTCGCCCGAGATCGGATTCGCGCTCGTTGATCTCGACGCACCCGAAGTTCATCTTTGCAAACCAGCCGATTAGGCCGCGCACACTCCAATAGTGCAGATGCTCACCAGGCTTGAAGTGCTTCGACTTCAGGCAATCAGCCTGGTCCTTGTAGACGGGCATGGAGACGAATACCCACTCGCCAACATGGTCGAGCAGCTTCTCCGGCTCGGGAATGTGCTCCAGGCTGTCCCAGCAGGTCACGGCTTCTGCGTGGTGCTGGTACGGGTCGTAGTAGAGCTCCTGCGCCTTCAGCCAGTCCACCGCCTCCGGGTTCACGTCGAACCCCATAGCGCCGGATTCGGTGACGAAACGGCCTCCGCCGATACCGATGTCTACCACCTGGCCGGCAAAGTGACGGCGCACCAGATCAATACGGGCCCGGGTCAGCGCAGCGCCCATCGGGGTAGCATCGAGCACCTGATACTTCTCGAAGTACGGCCCGCTATAGTCCATCGGAGGACGAGGGTGGAAACCCATTCCAAGCTCTTCAGACCAGAGCAGGCAGTCGGTCAGCCCAGGCGGCAAAGCGTGCGTCATGATCGGCGATCCTTTTGTCACAGTTGTGCTGTTTCAACGTGCAGCGGCAGAACCTGTCGGGAACCGCGAATGTGATGCGGGACAGGTCCATGCATTTGTCGGTGATGTGTTCCGGCGAGTTGTAGCCGCCCTGCCCGCCACAGATGATCCAGGCCGGCCGCTTTGCGGCGATGGCGGCCGGCACGATCCAGCCAATGCCGCCAATCACGGCATCTGCGTGCTGGAGCAGCGCCAGCAGTTGTTCAACCGGCAGTTCGCCCTTGTGGAACTGGATGTCTGCCGGCGGGAGTGGATCAAGCGCCCATTCCTTGCCCGGCTCTAGGTCTGCCACGGAAACCACTTTCCAGCCCCTGCGGCGCATCTCTGAGGCAGCGCTGGCGATGTACTCGGGCAGTGGGTTGCGCGTGTCTGCGCGCCACTCAGCGCGAACCGTGGCTGGGCGAACCAGCACATAGCGCCCATCGACTGGCGGAGGACCAAAGTCCGGCAGGTCGAACTCGCCGGGTTCGCAACGGAACGCCTTGCGCAGCCCCTGAATGATCGGGTCTCGGCCGTAGGCGATGTGCATTTGGCCGCCGCCGACAGGGCGGTGCCAGTCGTGCTCGCGCTGGATGTTCTTGGCCTGGGTTCTCAACTGCGTCGCCGGGCGAACGCACTTCACGTCGAGGTCGAGGTAAAGCTCTGGCCAGGGTGTTTCGAGGAATGCGCCTGGGTACTTCCTCAGGAATGCCCTGGAATAGATCGAGTCGCCGAGGCCGAGCATTCCACGGATCAGCATGGATCAGTCAGCCAGTCTGCTACGCAGTTCGTAGCCCATCAGTGGCCAGATTTTGGAGACGGCATTCTGCCGGGAGATTTTCCGGCCGATCTCCGCGTCGAAGTTCGCCGGGCTCGCACAGGCCGACTCGCCGGTGACGGTGAAGCCGTTCTTCAGTACCAGTACGCAGAAGGTCAGCAGGCCGAGCGATCCATGTACGCCCGCAACCACGGCGTCAGGATTGCAGTCAGGCCTCTGATTCACACCATCAGCCGCAGTGAAGTAGTACTCGCCAGCGATATTCGCCTCGATGTCTGCCGGCGTGATGCGTGGCGCAGTCAGGCCCTTGGCTTGGATTTCTTGTTCGATTGCTTCGTCGGTCATTTCATGATCTCCAGAAACGACGAAGCCCGCTCAAGGCGGGCTTTCGTTCGTCAGGGCGGGGTTAGGCGGCTTGCGGATAGATCAGGCGGAGCTGGCCCGGCAGCCCGAATGCCTGCATGCACCTAGCTTCGAAGTCTTTGCGGTCAATCGAACTATCCGCGATCAGCGTGACCATGCGGATTTGCTGGTCGAGCCGATCACGGCCTCCATCGGTCAGCCACTGGTGCATCCTTTCGCTTTCACCGCGGCGAGCCTTTAGCTCGGCATGCACCTCCTTCGGCAGGATGGCGGCGTAAATCCAGCGGTCGGTGATCTGGCCATAGATAGCCGGCGTTCCCTTGGCATGACCTTCGAAAACGGTGCCGGTGATCCTGGCCAGAGCACGGTAGTAGTCATCGCCGAAGCGCTTCTCCCATGGAGCAGGAGCCGTCAGCAGGATCATACCCATCACGCTGTCCAGGCCGGCTTGATTACGGGCGTCGCGGAAAGCCTTCACCAGCCGGAGCTTGAGGTCGACCACCAGGTCGCTATTCCGGGAAAGGCTCAGGAGAAAGTACGCCTGATCTTCATTCAGCAATGCGAAACGCTCAGCCCTGCCGCCGCCTTGGGCCCGCCGACCAACTTCCTTTTGAAACGGCAGTTGGCCAAGTTCCTCAAACTTCCGCTGATAGCGCGTGACAAGGGCAAAGCTGTGCTTGTGCTTAACCCCTAGTTGCTCGGCAATCACGCGACTATCGACGCGCGCCTCGCCGGCGGAGTGAACAAGCTGAATAACATCGGTCATGGATATAGCTCCTTCCGCCTGGAATAGGTAAGCAGGCAGGGGCGTAGGCGGAGCGGACCGACCCTTTTCGGTAGCGAACCTAGCCTGCTTATTTGATTGGCCTGGCGGCCGAGTAGAGACGCAGCGGGGCGGACGGATGAGCGACATCCGCCGTTCGGCTGTACGGGCCTAGCTGCGTGTTGAGCGCCCTTGCGGGCCAAATAGTTACCGACCGTCCGTCAATCCATCAGAACAGCGCAGACGCCACTCACGGCGAGCGGTGACATCGGTCTCTGCGCTGGTGATGTTGTAGACCCGTCCATCCCAGATGACTCGCCAGGTGTAGAGTTCCAACCGCTCAACGGGGAACCATCGACAATTGATCCTGGCAGTCGTCTCCGCCTGCGTAGCATCGGCAGCGATCAACTCGCGACCTGGGCCAGTCAGAACCTCGGCGGGCAGGTCGGCGCGACCGGAGAACAGAACTGTCTCCCAGGTCGTCACCATTTCCCCCGTATCAGGGTCTTGTGTTTGTACCTGCCGCTGAAGCTGAATGCGGTGGCGCATACGGTAGGCCAGCATTCAAACCCCCAAGCCGCATCGGTACGGCATCAGCTTCACCTCGGCCGCCTTGCGCAGCGTCGCGATTTCATCGGGAGCGGCCTGGTAGTTGGCCTGAAGCAAAAGAAGCACTCCGACGACCACGCTAGGCGGAAGGCCCGGCTCGCTACTGACAGCCTCACTGCTCTCTTCGCAGTTGCAAAGGCCGTCAAGGGACTGGCGCCACATGAACTGGCAGGCCTCGTCCTCCGCTCCATCCAGGAGCAACTGGAGCTTGGCGTCATCCCAATCGTGGATCACATCAAGAAAGGACTTTGCCGTATCAAGCGGGATCAGGCTCATTCAGCGCGTCCTCCAGCGGGCGTCGAGCGAAGCAGGTCAGCGCTGTTTCGCGAGTGCAATTGATGATTTCGATTGTCGGGTTGTTGCGCTTCAGGCGCTCGAACTCGGACGGCCACTCCGCGATCTTGCCGGCGCTCCCAAGCCCCTTCGGGTGGTCGCCGTGCCAGTGCGATTGACCATTGGTTTTCTGCATGTCATAGCCCAGCAGGATGATTCGCTTGGCGCCCCTGGCTATGGCCAAAGAAACTGCGCCGCCGCCTGAGTTTCTGTAGTGCTCGATGCGTGCCGTCTTGATTCCGAAGGGATTGGCGCTGAGTGTCAGAAGCTCGCCACAGAAGTTTGCTTTAGCCTCGGCGGCGTATCTCTCCCACCAGACTTTATCCATTGCCCACAGTGCATCAGCCCAGGGGGTCAGTCGGAACGTTGTGTTCGTGCAGATGGCCGCCCTCTGCGGCGAGGAGTTCCGCCACTCTCGGACTCGTTCGCAGTCTTCTGCTGTGAGGCTGGGGCCACTTGCGAGGCAGACAGCGACTCGCCAGCCACAGGCTTTGGGATATCTGATTCCACAATCTGGCAAAGTCCACGCGCCACCAACTGGCGAGCCAGGTGCTCGGATGCGAGGTATGCATCACCACCAGCCTTTCTCACGCGACCGCCGTCTAGGTATGAACGAACCGGCTTGATCATTACGTCAGACATAATCACCTCAAAGAAAGAGGGGCCGGTATCCCGGCCCCTTCCAGTCAGCTGGCGGTCAGAGAACCAGTGACAAACGCCTCAGGCCGATAGACCGCGAAGGCCAGTCGCTCCTCGGCGCGGATGGTGACCATGTTGTTCTCGAAGTCCTTGTCGTTCTCGGTGGAAACCAGAACCTCGATGTCCATGCGGTCGAAGATCTGGGCGCCGAGAGAGAACGCACCGGTCAGGAACTCGTCCTGAGTGATGGCCTGGGTTTCCACCACCGGCAGACGCCAGAGGGTCGGAGTGGTGCCGTTCTGCGGGCTGCCGATGATGTAGCGGTTCTCGGCGTCCTTGGTCAGCTCGATCAGCGCCCAGTCGATGGGGTTGAGCACGATACCGCTGGCCGGGAACTCGGCCAGTTGCGCCTGAAGGATCGCCAGGCGGATGCGGTCGATTCGCTGCTCGGCGGTTACCACTACGCCACTCGGCGGCGCGTAGGCCTGTGCCTGCGGAATGATGCCGTGCAGATTGGCGCCGGTCCCGTTCCCGTAGAGCAGTTGACCTTCTTCGACCAGCATCAGGCCGTAACGAGCACGCGCATCGATGTAGCTCTGCAAGGCCGACGCGTCGTCCAGGATCTGGCGACTTGCCTTGAACAGGTGGGCGATGGTGCGAACCGGCGCGTTTTCCAGCTCGAAGGTGAGGTCGGAGTACGGCTTCTGGGTGCCTTCCGAAACAGGAGCGGCATTGTTGACGAAACCGGTCTCGCGAACGTACTCGACGGAGTTCGATTCAGTGGTGCCCGGCGCAACCAGGTCGCGGATGGTCAGCCGACGCTGCGGAGCTGCAACGACACCAGGGCGACGATCAGGAGCAACCAAGGAACCACCAGAGCTGTCGATGGAGGTGATGGCCGAGCGCGGCATGGATACGCGATGCGAACCGCGCAGGGAACTGGTAACACCCTGCTCTTTCAGGCTCTCTGCGACCATTTGGCCGGCGGTCTTCGGTGCTTCCTCGCCGCCGTCACGCTTCTCGTTGGCCAGCATGGCTTGTTCCGCGGCGCTAAGTCGTGCTTGCAGTTCGCCCTGAGCGGTCAGCAGTTCGTCGACCTTGGCGCGGGTTTCCTTGCTCATCTCGCCGAAGTTGGCGATTTGGGTGTTGACCTGTTCGGCCTGGGCCTTGATCTGATCGCCGACCTGCTTGAGGCTGGTGTTCAGTTCGCCGATTTGTTTTTCGAAGTCGCTCATTGCGATTCTCCTTGGAGGAATTTGGTGATGTCTTGTGCTGCCCGTAGTGCAGCGGATAGGTCAGGAGCGACAGCGCCAGGCATATCGGTCGGGGTGTCACCACCCCCGCCAGCAGCGCCAAGCATGCTGGTCTTGAAGTCATTGATGAGTTCATTGCGCTGGCTTCGCGGCATGCCGCTGCGAGCCAGAGCGGCATCCATCCGGCGCTTGGCCAAGATGACTTCACTGCGGTTGCTGGGCGCACTGGAGATCTCGTCGGATTCCAGGAAGGCATCTGCCCACCCCTTGTCGACGGCTTCGCGCCCGCCGATCCAGGTTTCGGCGTCCATCTGCTTCACGATGTCGTCGATATCGATGCCGGTGCGCTGCGCGTAAATGTCAGCCAGCGTCATGTCGAATGGCTCCAGCCAGTCGGCGATCTCGCGCAGGTCGTTCCGATTACCCATGGCGATCAGCCAAGCGTTGTGGATCATCAGGAAGGCGGCGCGGCCAATGCGGATTTCATCCCCTGCCATGGCGATAAAGGAGGCGGCAGAAGCAGCCAATCCGATGATGTTCACCGTGACCTTGCCCTTGTGCTCGCGCAGCAGGTTGTAGATGGCCAGCCCCTCGAACACGTCGCCACCCGGACTATTGATATTCACGGTCACATCGACATCGCCGCCGATGGCGCGTAGCGCACCGGCAATGCGTTTCGCGGTTACGCCCTCGCCGGTCCACCAGTCGTAACCGATGGGCTCGTAGATGGTGATGGTGGTGTCGGGGTTATCGCCGGCCGCGGCGCGAAGCTCAGGACGCCATGCATCCAGCGCTTTTGGCGCCAGGTCGCACTGGACGCCCGAGCGCGGGCGAGCCTCCGGCGCTGCCGGAAGATTTCGCAGAGTCATGGGTTACTCCTGTGTTTCTTCGAAGTCGGGCCCGGGAACTTTCAGTCCTGCGCCATGCTGGTTTACGAGTTGTCGCGCTTCGTCGGCGGTGATCATCTTCCCAACGCCGAGATAGGCCTTTTGAACCGCCTCTACGGCGGAGAGCTTTCTTTCGTTGCCCCCCCCAGTTGATCCAGGGGGACTAGGTTGGATTGCACAGTCAGGATGTCGCCGCCGGGAAGCTCTGGAAGGTTCTCTTTCCGGCGACCTTCGTTGCGGGTCATGAATCCGTTTTGCGCCATGGTGCTGTACCAGGCAGCGCGACCCGCGCTATCAGCTTTCAGGAATCCCTCAAGGGAGAACTCGGCGTAATAGCGAATCCGCTCGGGCGCAGTTAGCAGCCGCTTGTTGACACACTGCTGAATCTGGTTGGTGATCGAACTTATCGAGAATGTCAGGAAAGCGAGCATCTGCTGCTCAAGCCCGGTCCCCCAGTTGCTCCCCTTGTCGGTCTGGCCAATCATCCAGGGCGGAACCCCGAACCATCTGCAAATCTCGATCACTCCATGCTCTCGCGTCTCCAGCAACTGAGCATCGACCGGATTGATGCCGATGGTTTCAGGGGTAATCCCCTGCTCCAGTACAGGGGATCTTCCGGAGTTCATCGCGCCCGATACGGACTTCACATACTCCCTGAACTCCTCCCGCTGCGCAGGCTGGAGAATGCGGTCAACCTTGAATGCGACCGTGGGGAGTAGTCCGTTCTTGAATGTGCCGTTGGCGGCATCCTCCGCCGACATGACCGAACCGAAGACATCGACGCCATACCGGATGGCAGAGAGACCGACTCTGCCATCCAGCGTAAACGCCGGGATGTGCAGCATGTTTGTGCGCTCGATCTCTCTACGGGCACCCTTCTTTGGCGTGTAGAAGTACTTCAGCCGACCGTTGTCATCACACTCCAGGTCGACCCTCGACGGAAGCAGGAAGTCCAGCGCAGCAGGCCTACCGGCAGCACGACGAATCTCCGCGTATGCGTTCCCCCAAAGCAACATCGATGCGACCATGGCTTGCCAGAACTGGAAGGCCGTCATGTCGTCATTGGGGCTATTGTGAACAACATCGTAGAGCGGGAACGACCGGGCATCGACTCTGCTCCCGTCCGCTTTCCGCTCGTACACTCCAAGCGGCAGCCCGGCGACAGAAGTAGAGATCAAGCGAACGCAAGCCCATACCGCGGACAGCTTCATTGCCTTGTCGACAGTGACCTTCTTCCCGCTTGAGGACTCTCGCCCCAAGAACTGCGACCAGAACGCGCCATCAGTCAGGCGGATGGTCTTATCCCCCCAACCGAACAATGAAGACCTGGGCGCAGACGTAGCACTGCTCAGGACTTTTCCGAGACTCTTACTCACTGGTCAGCCCCTTACGAATGAACGCCGCGATAGCGAATGCTGACGCTGCACCGGAAATGAGCGCCCAGCCGAGCCCCAGCAGCACAAAGGTTCCGGCTACGAAAAGAGCCAGACCAAGGACGCCGAAGAAGAGGTAGAGGCCAGTTGCGATGTTCATGCGATGATGGGATTCCGTATGGCGTTCATGAAGTCGTCGCCGTCATCAACTCCGGCAACCAGGGCGCGCCCCATAGCCATGATCAAGGTCACTGGGCCATCGATCTTGCAGTTGGGGTCGTTGTCGTTTTCCTTGCGCGGGTAGATGTTTTCCTTGGCGTCGATCTTTGCCGCCACGTTGCCCATCATCCAGGTCATGACTGGGTTCCCGTCATGCCAGAGCGTCCGAGCTATTACCCTCGCCTCCACTTCCTTCATCGGGTCGCTCATGTTCTTCACTGTCTGGTTGAAGTCCACGACCGGGATGGATGTGTTGGAGAGTCGGGTAATCAGGTAGTTGGCCTGCCAGTCGTCGAAGGCAACATCTTGCAGGTCGATCTGTTTTGCCAGATCAAGGATGTCTGCCTCGATGAATGCGTAGTCCGTCATGCTCCCTGGCGTCAGGGTCAGATGACCCTCAAGCGCGAAGTTCTGATACTTCTCGTTTTCCTCAGCGGCGGCCTCTGGAGCGTAGAAGCGCGGAATGCAGTAGAACTGACCAGCTTTCTCGAACAGCATTACCAGGGCAGCCACGTCTTTCTTGCTGGCAAGGTCCAAAGCCATCCAGCAGCGGCAGCCGGCCATGTCCGCAATTGTGAAGTCGCGCTTCTGCCGCTGCCAGGCCAGCATGTTCATCCAGACCGTCCGAGCGCCCACCCATTGGTTCAGGTGCTTGGTGCGGAAGGCGTTCTGCTTTGACGCCGAGCGCTTGGCCTGCTGGAGCTGGGCCAGGAGGAAGTCAGGGAATACCGACACTCCGTAATTCGGATTGGCCTTGATCAGGCTGGCCGGGTCATCCCACGGATCATCCTCGTCGATCGTGTAGATGATCCCGAAGATCGTCTCATCGATCGTCTGCCCCTCGAGAATGCGGATCACGTCCCTGCGCTTCTCGTAACATGGGCCGCCGAGATTCGACCCCGCCGTCGTAATGATCGACAGCAATGGCTGCTCCCGCGCACCCATGCCTGTCTGCATGGTGTCCACCAGGGCGTCCGTGTCGTGTTCGTGGTACTCGTCCACCAGAGCCGCATGGGGACTGGCACCATCCCCGGGGTTTCCGATCACCGTCTCGAACTTCGACATGTCCTCCATGACGAACATGGGGCCAGGGTTCTTCTGGTTTCCAGAAAGCTCGATGCCGAACCGGTTGCGCAGATTCTCCAGCCTGTACGCCATCATCCAGGCCGGGCGAAATACCTCGAACGCCTGCTTCTCGGTGGTAGCGCCGGAATAGACCTCGGCTCCCGATTCGCCATCTGCGGCGAATAAGTAAATGCCTCGCGCGGCAAGGCGGGCCGATTTCCCGTTCTTCCTGGGAATCTCTTCGTATACCTCGCGGAACCTGCGCTTGCCGGTGTCCTTCTTCACCCAGCCAAAGATGTTGGCCTCGATGAATACCTGCCAGGGCTCGAACACCAACTTCGACTTCGAAGCGCTCCATTTGCCTTTGGTGTGAGGCATGAGCTGCATGAACTTGACGGCGCGATCTGCCTTTGCCTCGTCGAAAACGTACGGCCAATCGTCATCGTCCTGCCGTCCCAGGTCATTCAGGAAGCGCTGGCATGCCAACTTCACATACCGGCATGCGACGATACCCCCACCCACGACATCGCTAGCGTACTGTCGCGCAATGTCGCTGGGGGTCATCTCAGAAAGCCTCGAACTCGTCCTTATCCTTCGGCTTTTCCAGGCCGAACTTCTGGCGGTCGGATGGGGTCAGCCCCAGCCTCGCCAAGTTGCCAATCAGGTGGGTGTACTTGCCTACAGCGAACTCCGAAGGATTCGACCTGTATTCAGCAAGCAGGTTGGCGGTGACCTCCAGGATGATTCGATCAGAGCCCGTCAAGACGCCCTTGATTGATTGGGAGCAAAGCTCAACCCAAGCAAGCCTTGCCGGCCCCTGGAGATGGATCGGCGCATCGCCAATTTCACCCTCACCTTGAGCGGACTCATTCCGGTATCGCTGAGGGTTTTTCTTGTCGGCGCCCTTGAGCTTGGCGACGACATCCGGCTGTTTGTGTCGTGCCATCTTGAAACCTAAATTCTGTGGAAATGAGAAAAGAGTTGGGGGCGCGGTGTCCTAACGAAAAGTTCTAAGGTTTTGACCCGCCCCACCCCTATAAATGAGAATTTTTCTCATTAAACTAGATTTTTCGGTAAAAACGCACGAAGACAGTGAAAGCCACTGCCTTCATTCGTAAATATCTCGATATCGTCGTGTCCGCGCGCTGAGAGAACACGACTATTTCCTAGATGCCGCCGACTCCCTCGCCGTCTTCCTCGCATGACATGGGTAGCCAGCAATAGCCATCAGGTTGGAGTCATCGTCTGTGCCGCCCTGGCTCAGCGGGATGATGTGGTCCACCTCTGTGGCGATCCTCTTCACCCCCTTGCACTCTGAGCACTGGCACATGTAGCCATCCCGCTTGAGGATGCGCTCACGCTTGCGGCGCCACGGTCTGCCACCACGCCCATTCCCCCATGCTTTGTCCTCTACCTCGTGCTTGGTCACTCCTTTGGCCTTTGGCTTCGTGTGACGCTGAGGGAGGTCAGGCATTAAGGCGTTCCTGACTCGGCGGAGTCCAACCTTGAAGCCTGGCTTGTGCTGGCCTGAGGAATGAGAGCTTGCCGCCCTGCCATTCATCAGGATGGAGAGCCAGGAGGCCAGATCGCAGCAGGGGTTCCAGAACCTTTATCGCACTCTCCACTTCTTCGCTGTATCCGGTTACGTCATCAGGGGTCCAGGCACGACCGGGGTTGATCTCGACGCCAGCAGGAATTGGACGGTTCTTCATATCGGCTTTCCTTCATCAGACATACCGATGAGTTTCGCGACCAGCAGCGACTCAGCGAAATCATTTGCGTTGGCGTCTCGCCATGGGGAAAGCCCGCATACGTGGTAGATCAGCTCCCGACCAGGGAGCGGGCTTTCGGGGCGCTCTATCTTGTAGCGAACCTGAACAACCAGTTTGCCAAACCAGCCGCGGCGCACCCGGACAGAAGCTATCTGGGTCTCCCTGGCGGACCCCATAAATACCGACATCAGATCGGCTCTCCACTCAGGTAGCTGGTGGGCGCGGCTTCAGGATCATCACCATCCTCGGCGAGAGCCTGGATCAGCAGATGCAACAGTTGGTTGGTCGTGCGCTGCTCATCGAGGAGATCGCGCAGGAGGAGTCGAACCTCTTCCTCGGACTCAGTCATCGCTTGCTCCGGGTCGCTTCGGCTTGGCGGCCATAGCAGAGGACGCGCGTTCCATCGCGACCCGAGCCCACTTCTTTGCCCATTCACGCGTCTTGTTGCAGAAGGTGCATTTGGTCATCAGATTTGTCCTTTCCCGCGTGTGCCGGCCACCAGGTCCCAGCTAAACGGCTCGATACACGGCTCTTTCGACTCCACTCCTTCCCCGCAAAGCCTCACACGCTCATTGTCGAGTGCGAACGTGACCGTGACCGCTGGCACGAGACCGTCGTTGCTGATGCTCAAGGAAAGCTGGCCAGGAAGCGGTTTCCCGTTAGCGTCACATAAGATTAGGCACGTGCCAGTGTTCTTCAGTAGAAGCGGAGCATCCATCAGTACACCCTCAGAATGTGGGCCAGATTCCCCCGCGCACGACACACAAGGCCGAGCAAGATCGCTAGAACCAAGGTCAGCCAGGGAGAGACGGGATTCAGCCTGTAGCCGTGGAGCGCATCGAGCATCACGCTCAGAGCGAAGCATCCGCTACCTACGCACAGAAGGTAGGCGAGCCAGGAAACGCCCCGGCGATACCTCGCACCTTGCCGGCGGTATGTCGCCAGCCTCATGCAGATAGCGCCGCAAATCATCGCAGCCACCAGAGTCCAAGGGTCAACCATTACGACCTCCAAAGCGGTCCGCTATGAAGCGGAGCCAACCAGGCGTCTTCCCCCCCTGCACCCACTCCAGCAAGCTGGTGCCCACTGCGACGCAGAACAATGCCCCACCAAAGGCGACCAGGCCCGATGTTCTTGCCCACTCCCGCCCGATGACTTCGCCGGCGACGTAGTAGCCAACGATCCAGGACGCAGCGAAGTAACCAAGGCGAGCCCAGGCCGAGATGTCCTTGGCATACACCACGAAGAAGATAGCCCCAGCAAAAGCCCCGATCACTGCATTGGCATCAATGCCAGGGATCAACGCAGACGCACCAATACCGACCAGGCCGGCGACTGCTACCGCACCACTCGGCTCGGCCATATTCACGTACTCCAGATGCAGAAAAGCCCAGGTCATTGCCTGGGCCTTGTAGTGTGGTGCCGGCAGCAGGAGTCGAACCCGCAACCCTCTGATTACAAATCAGCAGCGCTCCCTGTTGCGCCATACCGGCGTACTTCAATGCCGAGCACCTTTACTGGCGCGAACCGGCAGATCTTTCTTGCAGATTGGATATCGTCGGGGTGGATGAGAATTGCGTGGATCGGCTTGCCACGTCGCCCAGCCTGAAGAAGCCAGCGTCTTATGCGATGCTCGAGATTCATCCATACCCCGGAAACGAAAAAGCCCCGGCAGATGCCAGGGCTTCAGAGCTACCGATCCTCATAACGCGCAAGATCGGCAGGATGGGGAAATATTCGCTCAAACGCTCACTGATTGCAAGTCCTACGCAGCCTCTCCGACGATGATGCCCTCCTCCATCAGGATTTCACCCGCATCGAGCTCTGCCTCCTTGAGCATTTCGTTCAGCACACTGTGAATTCCTGACCTCCAGCGTCGCCTCGTCTGTTCGGGGCGGCCTTCAGATTCCCAGTTGTTCATGTCGTAGAACACGGCGTCGAGAATGATCATGTCGGTAGAGCGCTTGCCTTCTACCCCCTTCAGCTTGGGGATAGCCCAGGTATAGACTGCCATTCCGAGGAATCTGCGCGGCGCCGGAGTGGCGATCAGGGGGATAAGCGCCTCGATTGCGGCCTTCTTCTTCTCGCGGTGAGTGCTGTACTTCGCCACAAGTGCGTTCCAGTACCGCGGCTTGAGCTGACTGTGCAGCCGGGCGTGCACCCAGCAATCAGCGTCGATGCGCTTGATGCCTGAAGTGTTCGAGCCCCTGATCAGCCCAGCTAAACCCTCACTGTCGGCATACCCTGGCTGGTAGAGCTTCTGCCAGGCTTGCTTTGCAGTGTTGTCGATGCAGTCCGCAGACAATGCTGAAACAATTGCAGATAGCGCAGATACATAGATAGTCATGGAAACCCCTCAGGAATACCTGGCGAACTCTTGGTGCATTTCTCTGCGTGCAGACAGAAGCGCATGTTCTGCTTCATTGACAGTCCTATGCAGGCCAAGCACCCGTATTACCCCTTCCTGGTCTCGAATCTGTGCACGCCAACGGTTCTTGGCCTTAACCCAATAGACGCCCTTTACCCCGGATTTATTGGTGCAGGGGGTCTTCCTGTTTCTTGCGTTCTGCCTTGGCGTTGCCAAGCGCAGATTTGCCCAGGAGTTATTCAGGGGGTCTCCATCAATGTGGTCTATATCAAGTTGCGGCCACTCGCAAGTCATGTATAGCCATGCAAGCCGATGTGCCAAATAAGCTCTCTTTCGTATCATTATGCTTACGTAACGGCGAGTACCGCCGATAGTGCCAGCTCTGCTACCAGAGACTATTGAGCCTCTCGATACTTTCCAGATGAACTGTCCCGTTTCTGGATGGTAATCAAGTACGGCCTTCAACTCTTGCCAGGTGACAGCTCCATCTCTTTCGCTGGTGTAGATCATGCTTCCCCCTTAATCAGCCCATATTCACGAAGGATTTCCCATTGCTGGGCGATGTATTCGGCTAGCGTCATGCAGGTTTCGCTTGCTTGCTGAACGCGAAGCCGAGGATGAAGGCCTGAACCATGAACGAAGAAGCCGCGAGAAGCGGATGACCACTGAAGATCAGGGCATAGAGGTAGAAAACCGAAGCCGGGATTCTGATCCATACCCCCTTCCGAATTTTCTCTGCGACGTCGCATTTGACCTGACCGGTGAGAACGACAATCCAGGACAGCACATTAGCCGCGGCGCACACGTAGAAGGCGAACTGCGACAACTGCACCACTCCCGAGATCAGGGAGAAGCTCAGAGCTAGGCTGATAACGATCGAAATGATGGTTTGCATTAGGCGGTCTTCCTCTTCAGTTCGCGCACCCAGGCCCGGAACTTGGCCTTCAGTGCCTTGATGTCCTCGATGGTCAGCTTCAGGGGCTCATGAGGCCCTTCCAGCGCCAGGACTGCCTCTTCCCCGATCCGGCGCACCAGCTCGGGCCGATAGCCCATGATGTTGCCGCTCAGGTGGGAGTTGCAGATGGAACAAGCGCGGTGCACGTTGAGCGGGTTGAAGCGCAGGGCCGGCGTGGAACCGACGCTGCGATAGTGCGACGCGTGCCATTGGCCATCCCAGGTGGCGGGACGACCGCAGCTCACACAGGGCTTGTCCGCGTCCCGGAGCCGGATGTACTGGTTGAAGATGGCCTGGCATTCCTTCAGGTGCTCCGCCCTGCTCTTCAGCTTCTCCTTCCGCGCCTTGATCTCCCGGCGGTTGCGGTCGGCGATGGCCTTCCGCGCCGGAGCGGCGTGCTTGTCCTTGGTGGCTAGGGCGCAGGCTGGGGAGCACACGCGCTGCCCCAGGCGCTGCGGAACGAACTGGGTGCCGCATTCGGTGTTCTGGCACTTCTTGGGGCGGGGCTGGCGGGTAGAGAGGTTCATACGAACTCCCAAATTAGCGCAGCCGAGGCGAACCAAAGAGCCGATGAAATCTGACCAGTGATGAGCGATAAAAAGGTCATACCGAGAAGGAAGATGGTGAACTTGCTCATACCTCCACCCCCTTCGCCTTCTGCTGCTCGGGCTGGAAGTCGCCGCGCAGGGGCATGAGCTTGTGATCAGGCATCAGCGTGTATTGATCAGGCTCCAGGTTCCCCTTGATGGTCAGGACGTACAGCCCTTCAGCTGCGACGACCCAGGCAGGACGATCCGTCTGGTTCCGCCAATCTCTTCCGCCATGATTGGCTTCATCGCCTGGCAGAACAGGCATAACCAGCTCAACGGTCTTCCCAATCAGTTCAGGAACCCGTTGGCAGGAAATGATCATGGCCAAGTCTCCGGCCTTGAACTTGCTCATGCGAAAGTCCCCATTTGATCAGCCGCCGCCATGGCGTCAGCCTCGGTTTCGAAGTGAGAGGAAAGGACCAGCCTCCAGCAGGCGGCAAACACGTCGCGGTAAAGCGGCTCAAAAGCTGTGTCGTCCATGCTCGCCCAACTGATCGACTTGGCTTCCTTGCGAACACCGTCAGGCGTGTGGATCAGGTGGAAGTGGCCGGCCTCGATGGTGATCCACTCGCGGAACGCCTCGCGGCTCTTCTCGACTGCCGGGAAGCGGCCCGCTCGATCAGCCTCAAGCTTGGCGATGTACGCGGCGACGGCGTTCTGCAATTGGCCAGGACGCCCATTCAGATCCTCGAAGTATTTGGCCAGCCCGCGGATGCCACGCATCTCCTGGCGCGGCACCAGGCCGCCTTTCGGCTCCCAGTACTCCCATGCGAGATCCAGCATGGCGAAGAACTTGCCGTGGAACTTGGCATTGCGCATCCGGGTGAATTTCCCGTGGACGACCTGGCCGGCCTTCCACTTCTGAACGGTCTCGCGATCTGCCTCGGTCGCCGGGACCAGGCCCTGGGCTGTGCGGATGAGAGCGAGTTCAGCCACGGCTTGCCTCCTGTTGGCGGTCACCGGGCAGGCAAGCCATAACTTCCTGTCCACGACTACGAGCGACAAGGCAGGTCATGTTTGTACTGGGGTTGTAGAAGCTCCAGGCTGTTCCGTTCCCAGAAAATCGGTCATATAGATGGATAGCCAGTGCGGCGAAGCTCATTCCGATGATTGCTGACAGCATGTAAGTCCAGAACTTGTCGATCTTCTTGTCAGTCATGGCTCGCTCTCCGCTCACAGTTCTTGCACCGTCGCCAGCTACCAGCCGAGAACATCGGCGCCTTGTCGGTAGTAACCGCATCCGCACCACAGAGAGCTACCCAGTACTTTTCTCGCCCGTGCGGGCCAATGGTGTCGGCAAAGACCAGCTCGAAGTGGTGGGCCTTGTTTCCGCAGAACGGCGCCTTGCCCCACCCTTTCTTTCCCGGGAGCGGACCATCCGCAACCTGAGCGCCAGGCTCGTCGAGGAGTCCGAAGAAGTCAGTCACGGGGCGCCCTCCCCTGGAACCAGACCTTATGGGGAGTGATACCGGGGATCATCTCCGCACGGCGACGAAGAACCTCGGCGCGTTCGTGAGGAACACCAGTCCTGTCCGAAACCCCATTGCGATAGCCATGCATGTAGGCTGCCGTGGACCGTTCGGCGCGCAGGCCATCCTTGCCGGCCATGTAGCCCTGGACCATTTCCCAATCGGCGTCCGAGTACATTTCTGGCTTGCGATAGTTCCGCATCACTCGACCTCCTCCGGATTGGATTCGGAAACTCCAGAACCACAAGGAACTGGCGGCCAATGACCCTTGTCCTCGAGCAGTTCCACACACAGAGCAACACATGCATCACAGATAAGCGCCGACGGGCCTTTGATGAGCGCCTTTAGGTCGTGCTCGGACTCTCCGCAGAACGAGCAATAGTGCGTTTTAACATCCATCACACAGCCCTCCGCTCAGCCAGTTCCGCGCAGTCCCGGCACTTCCGAACCCCAGGGACGATCGAGCGCCGAGCCACCGGAATCTCCTCGCCGCAGTCCTCGCACTCGAACAGGCTCTCGCCGACGTACTTGACTCGGGAGTACAGGCGTTCAGCGAGTTCACGCTCGGCGTAGTCGTTGGCGATGTCTACGATATCCATGTCACTCGCCCTCCCCTTGCAGGCTCTTCAGTAGTGCCTTGAGCTGGCGATAGCTTTCCATCGACTTGGCGTTCGATTCGCGTTCCTGCTCAACTGCCAGAGCGACGTCCTCGATGCGATCAGACAGGCGCTTCATGTGTTCGGCCATGCCGGCGAGCTCGTTTGCCAGTTCGCCCAACATCTCCAGCGGAGAGGCGGAGCGCTTCGGCTCGGACTGGGTTTCGATCTTCTTCGCGGGCTCGCCCATCTTCGGCTCCTGAGGCTTGGTCTTTTTCTCGACTTGGATTCGTTGGTAGTGGTCAGTACCAGTGCGGCGGATCAGTCCGGAATCGACCAGATCGCGCAGACAGCCCTGGACAATCCGAACGTCCGGCGTGCTTCCGGTCATGTTGCGGAGCGCGGTGAGCACCTGGAACGAACGCCAGGGCTCAGAGATCGGTACGCACTCGTAGACCTTCTTCGCGATGCCGGTCTGCCCCTGCATGAGGGACTCCTGTTTTGCGGGCGTCACTGCTCGATCCTCCCTTCAGGCCAAATGCTCTTCACGACCGCGAGCGGGTCGCAGTCCTCCATCAGAATCATCGTGAAGCGCTTGGCGCCTACGACTACGGTCCAGGATCGTTTCATTGGCCCGCTCCTTTGCTGCCATAGCGGTCAGACAGCCGAGTTACTTTCTGCGGCCTATCGGCCTCAGCAGGCCGCCATTCAGCGGATAGGTTTTCAAAGCGGTTGTACTGACCCAAGAACGCAGCACGTACCGTCCCCGTTTCAACGTCGCGCCCCTTTGCGACGATGATCTCGGCCACCCCTTTGAACTCGGTATGCTCGTTGTAGACCTCGTCCCGGTAGACGAAGAGGATGATGTCTGCGTCCTGCTCAATGGCGCCGGATTCGCGGAGGTCGGACTGGATCGGGCGCTTGTTAGGGCGCTCCTCACACTTTCGGGAAAGCTGGCTTAGGAGAATCACAGGAACGCCAAGTTCGTTTGCCAGGAGCTTGAAGCCGCGGCTGATTGAGCTGATGACGTTGACGCGGTTCTCCCCCTCCCCGTCCATGAGTTGCAGGTAGTCGACCATCAGCATGTCGAGTCCATAGCGCATCTTGTGACGGCGCGCCATGGCGCGAACTCGGCCGATCGTATTCAGGGCTGGCTTGTCCGCGAGGTACAGGCTGGACATGCTGATAGTCCGCGATGCGGCACCCAGCTCGGCACCGTACTCCTCGCATGCGGTACCGTTTCGGATCATGTTCAGCGGAATCTTTCCGACTGAAGCAACGGCGCGGTCAATGAGCTGCCCATTGCTCATCTCAAGGCTAAGCGCCAGCACTGACTTCCGCTCCTTGAGCGCCGCATGGATCGAGCAGGACATTGCGAAGGTTGTCTTGCCCATCGCTGGTCGGCCAGCGACGACAATCAGTTGGCCCGGCAGGAACCCGCCGATCTTGGCGTCGAGATCAGTCAGCCCAGAAGAAATACCCATCAGGGTTTGTCCGCTCCGATAGCGGTCGTGGCGCTGCTGCCAGACCTCAACCTGGGTTGCCAGGACATCTGAAGCCTTCTGAACGTCAACGCTAGTTTCGCCAGCATCCACTGCCATGATTGCGGCATGAGCAGCAGAGACCTTTTCAGCGGTCTCCTGGCTCGAACTGGCAATCTCGGAAATGTCCTGGGCAGCGATATGCAGTGCCCGATCAACAGCGCGCTCACGGACGATACGGGCATAGGTCGAGGCGCTAGCAATACTCGGAGTGTTCTTCACGATCTCGCAGCAGTAAGCCAGTGCCGGGGTCTCGCTAGGAAGCGCTCCAAGCTGCTCAGCTACGGTCAGGAAGTCGACCGCCTTGTTGGCAGAGCGTACCGCCATGATCGCCCGGAAAACCTCAGCGTTGTCTGCGAAATAGAACGACTCCGGGGTCAGCTCATCGGCAAGAACGTCGATTAGCTCCGGACGCTGCATCATCGCGCCAAGAACCCCGTGCTCGGCTTCGAGGCTGTAGGGATCACGCATGGTAATTGCCCTCCACAACCTTGACGAAGTTGGAGGGAGCAATCAGCCAGTCGAAGCAGCAGCGAAACACTTTCCCGTCGCGACCCGTCACCCTCCCCATCAGGAAATCACTGGCGCGAACGGTATCGAAGTAATCTCTCCAGAAGCCAAGGTCCTGATGGACTTCGCTGTCATTCCAGCGAGCCTGCACCTTCGACTTCCGATCTTTGTTGATCAAGACCACGGTCGGCAGCTCTGGAAGCACTTCGTTGAACAGGTCGACAATCGCCTTTACCGGGCAGGCAGTCTTCTTGGAATTCGCATCTTCGGCAGCAGCGGTTGCTTCTACTGACGGTTCACTTGATGGTTCTATTACGGTTCTGGGGGCACCAGGTGCCGGGGTGGGCGGCACGTCGTGCCGGGGTGGGGCGGCATCTGGTGCCGGGGGGCATGTCGTGCCGGGGGCATAAGATGCCGGGGTAACGGTGTACCAAGTGGATCGGCCATTGCGCTGGTGACTGATCAGTATCTTTGCATCCTCCAGCCAGCGAAGCGCGTTGCGCACAGCGCGCTCTGACAGGCAGGTACGCTCTGCAATCTTGGCAACGGACGGCCAGCAAACGCCGTCATCGTTCGAGTTGTCAGCCAACGAGATAAGAACGGCTTTCTGTGGGGCGCTCATTCCCTGAAGCGGCCAGCACTGAGTCATGATTATCGTGCTCACCAGTCAAGCTCCTCTTCTTTCTCATCGACGAGGCTAGGCTGTTCCTGGGGCGCGCTCGCACCTGGGTCCTTTTCCGGAACAAAGCCCAGCAGTTCTCCTCTCAGGCAGATGATTGCCCCGTACAACCAGCTATTGGGATTAGCTCGGCCGCGATACCAGATCTGTCCGTCCTTCTGGTACATGTAGATGCCGCTGAACTTCGCAGCCTCGTTCAAGGCCTCGACTCGTTCAGCCGCTTCTGCACAGAGGAAAGCGTTATGAAGCCGTTCCTTTTCTTCTTCTTCGTAACCGTCAGAGGTCAAAGCAAAGCCACTGCTGTAGCCCTGAATGATGCTGGCTATCGACTTAAAAGGACCTGCGAAGAATTCTCTGGAATGGTTAACTCGCCTGTCAGCTAAGCCATCGTGAATCTCGGCCTCAACATCTTTCGGATCTTCAACTTGGCCAAAACACAAAAGCTTGAATGGGAGTGGCGAGCTTGTAGAACTGGATAGCTCGTCGCACCGCTGCAATGGAGCACGCTCCGTCATACCTATCTTGTAGATTCCCGGCATTGCGGCGTTGCCCAGACAGTAGATGAACCCGTAGTTCATGGGTTATGCTTCCTGTGTGTTGTGTTTTCCCACGCGTGATTCGGCTGCCACCGATCCACGCACCGACAAAGCCTTGTAGTAGTCGCTCAGGGCTTTGTTGTATCTGCGCCTCCACTCACTCGACCCCATACCCGCCAGCTCTTCAGCAGCGTTAGCCATTGCGGCGTAATCGGTATTCGTGAGGTGTTTTCGCATCAATCCCACCCCAACGGTCCAGGCCGCTTCTTCTCGGCCTGCAAGCCAAGCTCGGCCAGGGTCTTGAGCGCCTGGATGTACTCGGATGGATGACACTGAGCCGACATCGGGACGACCTGAAGCTCCAGCAGCGCAAGCACCTTGCACCACCGCTCTATCTCGCCCTCTTTCCAACGACTGACAGTCGATTCGCTCACGCCGATTGTGTCGGCGACGGTCTTCTGACCCACCGACAAAAGTCGGTTGAGGATCAGGGATTCGAACTCCCGTGCCCTTGCATCGCGCTCGGGGTTTAATTGGCTGGCTGTCATGTCAGGCGGCCTTCTGATCAGCCTTCAGCTTGTTCTTGCTGATGACTTGAAGTTGGTACTGGCGGCCTACGGGGATCGACTCTCCCCACTGCGTGACAGCGCTCGGCCGGATGCCCAGGGCCTCAGCGAGCTTCTTTTTGGAGCCAAAATGCTGGATGGCTTCGTTCATGTTCATTGCGCGTCCTCGCGTAGCAATGAACCAATTTCAGCACACTGAAATAATGTTCGCAACAGGCTTCCGAGTTTTGCACTCACTTAAATTAAGCTGTCTTAACATCATCGGATGAACAGAAACGAACGAATCGCGCGAGCCATCCAGCTCAGCGGAAAAACGAAAAGTGAAATCGCAAAACTTTGCGACGTCGCGCCCTCAGCCGTCACTCAGTGGATTAATGGCGACAGCAAGAGCCTAAAGGCGGAAAGCGCCTTCGCCCTTGCGAAAGCCACCGGCTTCCGCGCGGAGTGGATAACGCTTGGGTCTGGACCAGAGCGCGCCATTGACGTAGGTCCCGACCACAACCAAGGCGAACTTGTCGGCTTGGTCTCTGCCTGGGATGCAGACACGCCGCTTGAGGATGACGAAGTAGAACTGCCGTACTACTCTGAGGTGGAGCTTGCCGCAGGAAACGGTATGACGGAAGTCGTTGAAATCGCTGACAGAAAGCTTCGGTTCTCAAAGGACACGCTTCGGTCAGCAGGCGTGGAGCCGGAATGTGCCGCAGTAGCCCGAGTTCGTGGGCGATCCATGGAGAGGCTGATCCTCGATGGCGCCGCTATCGGCTTCGACACCAGCTTCACACACATCGTCGACGGTGAGATCTACGCCTTCAATCAGGATGGAATGCTTCGCGTCAAGTACCTCTATTCGATGCCCGGGAACTCAGTCCGCATCAGGAGCGAAAACAGCGACGAGTACCCAGACGAGATACTGACATCCGATCAATTCAGTCAAATCACCATGCTCGGACGTGTCTTCTGGTGGTCAACGGTCCGCCGAGCCCCGCGCCGATAGCACCACAAGCCGGACACAGGCCCGCCAAGTGCGGGCTTTTTTGTGCCTGACGATCTCGTCAATTTCAGCAAACTGAAAATATTTTCTTCAGCAGGCTTGACTATGAATTTCAGCGGACTTAAATTTCATCTCAACGCCGCAGAACAACGCAGCGCCAGGCCACCGAGCCGCGCTCTTTCGAAAATTTGGGAACCCTCTGCTGCGCCAACGTCGCGAGACGCTGGGAGAGGCAAAAGACGCAGCCCGAGCTGGGCCGGACAGTCCAGCCGTGCAAGCCCATGCTTTGCACGCGACGTTGCTCAAGTCACCTGCCAATAGACCAAAGAAGCGAACGCAGGAGTGGGAACGAACCCCGACAAGGAGAAGCGACCGAGATGACACCAATAGGAGGAAACAGCCCATGAAGCACTAAGCCCAGCCGATGTTCTGATCGGCAACCCACGCATACCTGCCCTACTCACCAGGCCGCCGGGCTGTAGTCAAGCGTGGAGTGAAACACCGTCCCCGACGACCAGCGCTGTATGCCGATTGAAGGCGTTGCGAGGGAAGCCCAAGGCCAAACACATCGAGTCCGAGCTGCTATCGGCAGTGGTGAGGACAGCAACACCCGCGAGTTGTAGAAGCCCAGTAGGCGAACGCGGGAGAAACACCGATTTCTCAGATGCGCTTGGAGACAGGCGCATCGAGGAAGTCAACGAACTTAGCCCAGGAGGGCCGAGAGGATGAAGTTTCACGCAGGCTTTTCTGGCGTTTCGCTTTGCGGAAGGTCGGTGAAGTGCCTTGGGCCTGAGGCATGGAAGTCGGCTCCAGCAGAGCGCAAGTGTTCGAGATGTGCAGCAGCTATCGAGGCGACGAGGAAAATACTCGCCGCTGAGTGAACGGTATAAACCGCCCCGGTTCGCCGGGGCCCTAGCCCGTGGAGGGCAAGACGATGCGCAAGATTCTGGTAGCTAATCGCGATGGGCAAAAGACGATCGAAGCGGAACATTACGCCACTTTCGCGGCGTATGTCGAAGGCACGAATTACCAATTCGTTGTAACTCGCGCGCCAGGTGAATCTGGCTCGAAAGTTACCCATCGTAAGTCTGGATATTCGCTCGGTCCCGTCGAGTCTAGCCACGTAGCCGCCGCCAATTTCGACCAGAAAGAAGCCGGCAAACTAGCCCTTGCCGCCATTATCGCGAAGCACGGCGAAGCGCGCGTAGCTAGCTCTCTGCGCCGAATCGAGTCAAACCCGCCGACCTAATCTCACCACGCCCCGGTTCGCCGGGGCATCACCGAGGAAAGGACATGATCGGATTGCCCGCTTCAGTCATGAGTATCCGCAGGCGTGCTCGGGCTCGCATGCGAGCGGAGAGGCGAGATGCCGTTGTCGATGCTGCTATAGCAGCACTGCCAACCATCGAGCGAAACAGGTTTTTGAACGACGAAAGCGCGGCTCTTTATGAAGCTGTACGCGAACTACTGGCCGTGCAATAACCCGCCACCCTGCCGGTAGCAGGGCTTCACCCGCGCCTGCCGGGTTCCCCAACGCAGGCCCGATCCACCTGGCTCCCCATCGCCAGGCTGTATCGGAGAGTGGTCTGAGCGCATAGCTGTAGCGTAGGTGCGTCACAGACGACTGGGTTGGACGGTGAAGGGTTGGCTTTATGCCATCGAAGCTTCCAGCTACGCCGGAGATCAGCACCGGCCAGACCACTCCCCCATACAGCCACCACGCACAACCCGACAAGGAAACCAACCATGACCACCATTCAAGATTCGATTCACCAGAATGATCTTCCCGAAATCGGCCAGCCCCTGGCTGATGGAACCTTCTTTGCCCGCCATTGGCTCAATGGCAAGGAATACGCATACGTCGATCTCGGCAAAAGCGCCGAGTTCACTGGAGAATGGGGCGAGTATGGGCAGGACGTGGACGGCGCCGTCAGCTATCGAGACGGAGCTTCGAACACGGTCGCCATGGCTGAAGCTGGCAGCCCGATTGCCAAGCAAGCTATGGAGATCGGAGAAGGCGTATTCATTCCCTCTGTTCTGGAACTGGCTCTTCTGTTCTCCGCCAAGCAAGCAGGAGAGCTGTCTGGTTTCGCAGATGGCTGGTATTGGTCGAGTTCGCAGTCCTCCGCCAGCAGCGCCTTCCACGCGTACTTCGTCGGCGGCTACACGTTCATCATCGTCAAGGACTACGACTTCCGTGTCCGCCCCGTCCGCAAGATTCTCATCCTTCAGTAATCCAGCCCCCGGGCAAGAGAGGAATCCATGCCAGACCTTGGCGAGTTCGCAGCGCTGTTCGTTGTCCTGTTTCTGACTATGTATTGGTGAGGTGAGAGATGAGTGAGTGGATCAGCGTCAAGGATCGTCTACCAGACGTGGCAGTTCGCTTTGATAAGCCCTGTGCGCTGGAAGGTAAGGAACTACCTCCCCTAAATCGTAGCCATCAGGTGATCGTCTTTGACGGCTACGCAGTAAGGGCCATTCACATCGAATGGTTCTACGGCGGAGAGCCCATAAATGGAATCACGCACTGGAAGCCGCTTCCTGATGCGCCGACAAAGGAGTGCGACTGTTCATGAGCAAGCATCCTCTTTCCCCGATTAGCGTCGGGGATGACACCTACATCGTAATGTCGCGCGGGCACCACGACCTGACTGAGTTCATGCGCGCAGCCACCAATGCATACCCTTACTGGCAGCTTGGCGGTCCGGCACACATGTGGTGCAAGACCACTCCATGCAAAGACGGCTGGCGATACAACTTTGTCAAGGAAGGCACTCGCGGAGCATGGCCGGCGACTTACTGCTGGGAATACGGCGCAGACTGGAAGCGCTGGAATGGATTGGACACTGCCTCGCTGGAACATCCTGCCGACTGACTCACCCGGCAAGGACGCCACCCTTCAATGGGTATGAGTAAGCGGGCCTGCCAAGGCGGGCGTACGAATAGCGGCGAGCTGTTGTCCTCTCCACCAATGGTGACGCCACTGTTGACGTTTTCCACCGCTTGCCTGGCTGGCATCCAGGCCATCCCCACCCTACCCCTCATTAGCCCGGAAAGTCCGGGCATTTTTTCGCCTGTATGCGCATGCCCTGGCGCTCGCTGATTTCCACCTAATTCGGATGTGTAGGCGAGTCTCCATCCAAGAGCAGGGCAGCCGAATGCACGCGACCTAGAGGTCAGAGACATGAACGAACTCGGATACGAAGAAGGTGCCACCTGCAACCGTGATGGATGCGAGGGCGAGATTGAGCTTGAGAAGGTCAGCAACTGCAGTTGCCATATCAGCGCGCCGTGCTGGGCACATGAGAACGCTGACATGTGCTGCAAGGAATGTGGGTGGCGAGCGGCTGACGATCCGCTATGCGTCCGCGAGATTCACACGATCACCCTTGACCTAGGTGGGTATGGGACCTTCTTCGACAGAAAGCCTCGTGTTCTGGACCCGACCAAGATCGATTGGACGTGGGAGCCGCATAGTGGGGCTTCGATGATCAAGAAGGGCGTGTTCCCAGTCGGCACCCCGCGCGCCGAGGTTGAAAAGGCTGTGATCGGGACGTTTGGCGGCCGCTTCGAGTACTTCAACGAAGAGAAAGGCCAGTTCAAGTACATCGCTTACACCGACTGAGGGCCATGCCATGAACGCCATCCGCCGCATGCACGCGAACGCGAGGTGAGATATGAACACCGCATTGAAATACGCCCAGGAGCGCTGGGACAACGCGCTACCGCCAGACAATGACGGCGACAGCGAGTATGTCACTGAGCAAGTCGGCAAGCTTCTGAACTGCGAGGACGGTGATTGCGTGCCCTTCCATGATCGGAAAGAAAGGCCCTTTATCGGCCCTGAGTTTACGGTCTACGGATTCGCCGGATTCGTCCCTGAGTGGCTCGCAGAGGTCGACAGCAAAGAGTGCCCGATGACTCAGCTACTCCTAGCCGTCCGCCGAGGCGACCTGGAACTGGCACAACGCATCTGGTTCCGCGCATTCGAATCCACGCTTATCGAGAACGCTGAACGACTGGTTAGGGAGAGACGAGTATGAGCATTGACTGGAGCAAGGCACCGGAGGGTGCGAACAAGGCTGGATTCACTGGGCATGAATACCTTCAGTTCTATCGCATACCTGGAATGTTTGGCGACTACGATTACTGGAATGAGAGAATGGGTACATGGTGCGGTAGTGACTTCCCGACCTGCGCAAACCACCTCTTTGATCGTCCCGAAAAGGTCGAGTGGAACGGCCAGGGCCTGCCGCCGGTTGGGACGGTGTGCGAAATCAAACACCGAGATATTGGGTGGGTTCGCTGCGAGATTGTTGCCCATAAATCCTTTAGCTGTGGCGGTCTCACCCTTGCAATCGCATGGATAGACGAAAACACCCTTGATCAGTCTCAAGGTGTGAGATTCCGCCCCATCCGCACCCCCGAGCAGATCGCCGCCGAGGAGCGGGAGAAGGCAGTCGGTGATATGGCTATGTCTATTCAAGGAGTTCCATATCAGTACCCTACGCTTTACGCACTCTACGACGCCGGCTATCGCCGCCAGGAGTCATCCACATGACCATCACCATAGACCTGAAAGAGGCCGCCCAAGTCCTGATCTTCGGCGGTTTTTTTGTGGGCAGCGTGTTCATGTTCGCCGTGGCGTTTGTGGAGGTGGCTGGGCTATGAACACCAGACGCACAGCAATCTGGCTAGGCAGTCTATTCGGCGGACTGCTGTACCTCTTCATCCTGGCAGCCGGCCCGATCTGGGGCGGCATCATCACCGCAGAATCTACGGCCACTGGCCAATAACCCCTCCCTTCACTGGCTGCGCATGCGCGGCGAGGATCATTCATGTCCGCAGAAAACCAACTGGTCGAAGTACCAGCCAAAGAAACCGCTCTGCAAGTCTACTCGGCAGCCAATGGCCTTGACCCGTTCCTGGCCAAGATTCGCGAGGAAATCGACGGCTTCGTGCCGGACGTTTCAACCCGCAAGGGCCGCGATGCCATCGCTTCCATCGCCTACAAGGTCGCCCGCTCCAAGACGGCGCTGGACAACGTGGGCAAGGAATTGGTCGCTGAGCTGAAGGAAGTTCCGAAGAAGATCGATGCCGAGCGTAAGCGGATGCGCGACCTGTTGGATTCCTGGCAGGCCGAAGTGCGCAGTCCGTTGACCGAGTGGGAAGAGGCTGAAGCGGCGCGGGTTGCGCGTCATCAGGGCGAGATCGACAAGATAAACCTTCGCCTGGAATGCCGCGATCTGGACTCTAATGAACTCAAAGCCAACATCGCTTGGTTGGAAGGCCTGGCCATAAGTGAAGCCTGGGAAGAGTTCGAGGCAGAGGCTGCTCGCGCCAAAGATAAGGCTTTGATCGCTCTCCGAGAAGCCCTGGTTGCCCGTGAGAAGTTCGAAGCCGAGCAGGCCGAACTGGAGCGACTGCGCGCCGAAGCTGCTGCTCGCGAGCAGAAAGAGCGCGAGGAGCGCATTGCCCGCGAAGCAGCAGAGGCCGAGCGCCTGGCAGCGGAACGACGCGCCCAGGAAGAACGCGAAGCCGCCGCTCGCCGAGAAACCGAGGCAAAGGCTGCCGCCGAGCGCAGGGAACTGGAACTGCGACTCGCTGCCGAGAAGGCGGAACGTGAGAAGTTGGAAGCACAGCAACGCGCCGAGCAGGCTGAGCGTGATGCACATCGGCGCGCCGAAGAAGCCGCTGCCGCAGAGCGCCAACGGCAGGCAGACGAGCAGGTCAGGATCGAGCGCGAGGCAGCAGCCCGAGAAGCCGACAAGGCGCACAAAAAAGCCATCAACAACGAAGCGCTGGCGGCGTTCGTCGCTGGTGGCATGGATGAGTCATCCGCGAGACGGGCGGTCACATTGATAGCCCAACGGAAAATTCCTGGCGTCCACATTTATTATTGAGGTCGCGAATGAACAACAGATCTGTTCTGGTTAGCGGAGTAGGAATAAACGACGCCGATTACACAGTAACGATAAATGAAACGGTCTCTGGTCGAAAAAAACAGGTGTGGGTTTGCCCGATTTATTCGACATGGAAGCATGTTATCGAGCGCTGCTACAGCAGGGAGTTCCAGAAGAGATGTCCGACATACGCGGGCTGTGAGGTTGTTCCCGAATGGAAAGTTTTCTCAGGGTTCCGGTCATGGATGATGACGCAGGACTACGCAGGGAAGCAGCTAGATAAAGATCTTCTTGTCCCTGGAAACAAGATATATGGGCCAGACACATGTGTGTTTCTGCCTTCCGAAGTCAACTCATTTCTGACCGAAAACAAATCAAGCCGAGGACCCTGGGCGGTAGGTGTTTGCTGGAATAAGTGGCGAAAAAAATTCCATGCGCGCTGCAAAAACCCATTCAGCGGGAAGACTGAAAATCTCGGTTACTTCGACAGTGAACACGAAGCTCACTCAGCATGGAAGGCTAGAAAGAATGAGCTGGCATGCGAGTACGCCTCGATTGAGAAAAACCCCATCGTAGCTCGTGCACTGCGGACTAGATACGCAAATTCATATTTAACTTCCTAATGAGGTCGACATGAACCAGATCGCCAAACGCCAAGAGTCGGCGCCAATCGTTCAGGCAGGAGAGTCTGCCACCATCTTGCAGGTTATCCAGCTCGCCGCCGCAGACCCGCAATGTGATATCGAGAAAATGGAGCGCCTCATGCAGATGCATGAGCGATTCCAGGCCAGACAGGCAGAGCAGCAGTACACCGAGGCGCTAGCTGCAATGCAGCAAGAACTGCCCGCAATTGCGGAGCGTGGAGACGCGAATGGCCGCTACAGCTACGCGCTCTGGGAGGACATCAACGAGCGCCTAAAGCCGATCCTGGCCAAGCACGGATTTGCCCTGACATTCCGCACCCCGCGCAATGAGAAAGGCGTCGAAGTTGAAGGCGTCCTCAGTCACCGCGGCGGTCACAGCGAGCGCACCTCGATGCTGCTTCCGGCAGACACCAGCGGCAACAAGAACGCCGTCCAGGCCGTGGCCAGTTCGGTCAGCTACGGCAAGCGCTACACAGCAGGCGCCCTGCTCAACTACACAACCCACGGCGAAGACGATGACGCGTTCACTGCCGCAGCAGCGGAGAACGACTATGAGCGCCTCGTAAAGCAATACCAGGCGAGCGTGGACGCTATCAAGCTGGGGATCATGGAGGGCGACTACAGCACTGCCGCTGAAGAGTGGTTCACCCTGGACGAAGAAACCAAAACCAAGCTGTGGAAGGCTCCCAGCAAAGGCGGATGCTTCACAACGAAAGAACGAGAAATCATGAAGTCCAGCGAGTTCCGCAAGGCTTACTACGGAGAAACTGAAGCATGAGCGTGAAATACGATGTTGTTGCCACCGTTGGCCAGTACGAGAAGGACGGCCAGGTCAAGTACCTGAACCGCAAGGTCGGCGCGATCGTCAGCACGCAGAAAGGGTACCGGCTGAAACTCGATGCCTGCTTCAACCCGGCAGGTTGCCCGCAACGATCAGACGATGGCGGAGTCTGGCTTGCGCTGTTCGAGCCGAAGAAGGATCAGCCTCAACAACAGCAGAGCGCGCCTCGACAAGCTCAGGCTAACGACAGCTTCGACGACGATATACCGTTCTAAATCAACAAGTTACGCGAAATTAAAGGCCCTGTTGAGGGCCTTTTATTTTGCCCGGAGAAAGCCATGGAAACCGACATTCCCGAGATTTTAAGCGACCTGAGAATCGGCGCTGATGCGTGGTGCGGCGTGCAAGAGCCGGTTGCCCATGCGCTGACTCACGATGACATTCAAGACGCCGTTGCTGAGTACCTGGCAGCGGGAGGGGTCATAACGAATATCCCTGCGGGCGTATCTTCAAATCAGCCGGTCACGTTCAATAGCCGCATTACCGGAGCATCTACCGGGATGGAGCGAGAGCAGCAGAAGCGTGTTCAGGCCAAGCGCACGGCAAAGGACATCGAATACTGCCAGATGCTCGAAGACTTAGTGATCCTCGATTGCGGTCGATGGGAGATCGGCCCTGCCATGGGAATAAGCGATCACACCGTACAGCGACTGCTTCGCACCTATTTCTCCACCCGCGCCGAGTTCGACAAGTGGAGGGCATCCGGACATGGGAAATCGACGCTCATAAACGGCGAGAAACCATGCTCGAAGTGCAAGACGCTCAAACCTCTATCTGAGTACTACTCGAACCCGAGCAAGAAGGACGGCCATTGCAGCGAATGCAAGTTCTGTGAAAACGCACGGAGGCGAGCAGCAAATGCAAAGCAAGCAGCTTGAGTTCCCCGAATCGACAGACGAATACCGCGAAGGCATCGAAGCACGCGACCGCGGCGAACGTCTCCAAGCCTGCCCCTACGGACTCCACATGCTCTATGAGCGTTCGTTATGGCTCGCAGGACATCACGACAGAGACATGGGCATAGCCCCGAGGGTAGCAGCATGAATAGCGGACTCTGCGAATCAGCCGAGATGCGGAAGATCGATGCGTTGTGCAAGGGCAAATGCGGTTCTGGACTGCTTCCAACCGCAATGCTCCTGCTCAAGAAAGCCAACAAATACGTCGGGGTCCACAACAGCATTGGCGCCATGGACCTCAGCACAGAGATTGTCGAATTCATCGCCGCTATTGAGCGGCAGGAGAATGGATTGTGAGCAACGAATTGACCGATGTGCGCTGCCATTGCGGCGCCGAGTTCCCAGCCGACAGCTACGACGCAGGGTTCATTGCTGGCTCCGGCATGTGCCAGAACTGTGATGCGGCCATGCCTCCAAAGGACATTCCGGCACTGGTAGATCAGGCAGGCGGGGATGAGCGCGCGGCGTTTGAGGCTGCTTTTGCTGCAATGGGTAGGCCGGTATGTCGTGCTGATTACGACCAAGACGCCTACGGAACCCCATTCGATGACGGCGGATGGACTGGCTGGCAAGCCCGCGCCGCCCTGGCGCAACCCTACCCGAAATCTGGCGACTATTCCGACCAAAGTTGGATCAACGCAGGTTGCCCGCCAGAGCAACCCGAGCAGGCAGAGGCGGAGCGGCCGGAGGTGGTGGGTTATCTCGGCCGACGCATTGGCATGTCTGAGCCGGGTTTCCATCGCTCGGCAGAAGACGCGGGCTATCCCGGTCCTGGGCGGAAGGCACTGATTGACCTCGAACAGCACGACCGCATCGTCGGGGCGCTGCGAGCGGATCGCGATTCGTGGGCAGAGCAGGCAGAGCAGCGCCTCGCGGACTGGGATGAAATGCGTAAAGAGCGCGACGCCGCCCTGGCCAGGGTCGCGGAGCTGGAAGGAAAGCTGACGGACTGGGTGCACGAAGGGTTCCGGCTCAACGAGGCGTTAGCGGTCGCCAAGGCTCAGCACAGCGTGCCGGATGACGACATGATCTTGCAGATTTTTGCCGATAATGCTGAGCACTCGGAACAAGGCGACGAGCATGGCTACTGTATCGTGCGCGAACAGCATGCTCAAGCAATTGCGCGAAAACTGCTCGCCGCCGCGCCCGGCAAGGAGGGGGTGTGATGCTCAGGTCACTAAAAGTCTGGTGGTACCTGCGCAAAGCTAGGCAGGCCTACGTCCGCTGGATACGGGCAAATGATGATCTGGACTGCGGTAGCCATATGGCTGCCGTGATCCTCCCCATGGTTCAGCAGCACATCGAAAACCAGGCCCAGTTGTTCGATATCTACATGGACAAGCTGCGCGACCTGGGCGAACAAGTCCCGTCTGGACGCCTCAGCAAGGAGGTAGGTCATGAGTGAGGTGAAGCGTTTCGACGTGCCGAGCATGCGCTCTTTGATCCAGGGCGAGCAGGCAGTAATGGGGTATGAGGCCGTCCTAGCATCCGACTACGACGCCCTAGCTGCCAAGCTAGCCATGGCTGAGGACGCAGCAGCAAAGGGAGATGCTGCTCGCCAGCAATGCGGCGGAATGGAGGTGGAGATCGAGGAACTTCGCGCTGAACTAGCGGAACTGCGCGCAAGTGTGGCTGTTGTGCCTGATGCGAGCACGGTGTACGCGGCGCTCGATGCTCGTGAGCGGTTATTCACAAGTCCTGAGAACATTCAGGTAGCGCTGGAAGCTCAATCGCGCCTCAACGGCCTGACGGTCAGCGAGGGGCTTTTGCGCAGGCTGTGCGAGCCACTGCTTTCGCATGCTGATTACGTCGTAGCTCGCAACGAACTCCGCGCCCTGCTGAGCGAGCAGGAGGGAGGGAAGCAATGAGAGAGGTAACTGAACTGGATTTTCGCCGGCCGGAGTTTCGTGACGCCAAGGTCGAAGATTACGAGTTCCGCCAGGATGGCGCGCTGGTACGAAAGGATCGGTGGGAGCGCGGGGTTCGCGCGATCGTCGCTGCGCTAGGCTGGTCTCGAAGGGATTTCGAAGTAGAAGATGTTGTGTCCGAGGTTGAGCGGCATGTCGGAGGGTGGATGGATGCAGATCCTGAAGATTTTACCGATATGCTTCTACAACCAGTTGATATCAAGATGCCGTGCGGCTCTGTATTAACTGAGTGCGATGCAATTGACGGATGCCTTATCTGGAAATTCAGCGGGGCAACGTTCACCCAGGAAGATATAGGGCAAGCGGTTCAGAAGTGGCGACGCACGAAGCTCCATCAGGACGTTGCGTAGCCACCCATCGCCAACCACTGTACGCACATACAGCAATTCGGATAATGGGCTACCCACTACCCGGATTGAATATGCGCACGAAACCCTTCCGCCCGCCGCGCCGGCATGAGATCGCCGGACTCCGCTACTACCGCACCGCGTCAGCTTACAACTGGCTCGGCGTAGCGATGGCGCACCCGACTCGCGCAATCCAGTTGCTGCTCGAACAGTGTGAGCCAGACGTGCTCTCGCCGATGTTCGAGATTGAGATCGACGCGATCCTGCGCCAGGCAGACGAGTATGCGCGGTCTCGCGAAGTGCTGGAGCGCGATGTGCTGCGCGAAATGCTCATGCACCTGATCGCCAAAGCGGCGGCCGATTAACCCTACGAAACAAACGCATCCGACCCCCGGAGGACCAACCGTGGACAACGACAACGAAACCATATTGGCAGTGATAGTCATCGTTCTCTTCGTCCTGGGAATCTTCCGGGTCGTCGGGGATATGCAGGAACTCTACAGGCAGACAGAGCTGAAAGGACAGGAGTTGAGCAGATGGAGCAAGAGTTGAAGTTACTGCGGTATTCAAAAATGACCACTCCAGGCTACTACTGGTGGCTGCCGGAATACCTCAGTGACCACCCTGAAAAAGTCGAAAACTGGACGATCATAAGCTGGCATCCGGCAAACAGTACTCATGCAAAGGCTGGGTTTTTCTATGGCCCACTAAATCCTCCTGTGACAGCCACCTTTCCAAAGGAGTCCTGACCGTGCCTGACATTCAAGCAACCTACATCGAAGTAAGCGCCGAAGTGCGCTACTGGGAAGACGCCAAGATCAATGGAGTGCAAGACGAGAATGGCACCCTTGCTCCGTTCCGCAGTGGAGACCTCTGGTGCCCGGTGATCCGCCTGGAAGACGGCACGGTGATGGATTGGCCGGCAGGCATGGTCGCTGACTTTCACTTCAAGGTCTGCGACGCCGGGCAGTACTGGCTACTGGATGACAGCCGAAAACGCGTAGCGCAGTGGGCTGGCTATTACGTCCCGGATGAATTCCTTTGCCCGACCGAGAACGGTTATGGGGACTACATCATCTTCAAAGTCGGCGCCGATGGTTTGATTACCGGGTGGCGCAAACCAGAGATCGAATGGGGCGACCGCGAAGATGATCAGGAAGGATGGAAGCGCCTTAAGGAGAACGACCGTGCCTGACATGAGAGAAGAGTTTGAAGACCGCTTCCCGATTCCTGAGGGGATCGAGTGGCGTGACACCGATTACTTCCCGGTGCAGACCGATAACGTCCACGTATACGTGGCTCTTGCCGGAGTCTCTGCGCGCTACACGTCGATGTGGAAAGCCTGGCAAGCCAGCCGCGCGGCTCTGAGGGTGGAGTTGCCGGACGACGGCATCGAGGACTGTCGACGTGACTGGGCGAACTCCTGCCGTGACAACTTCGATACCGGCTACTGCTATGCGACTGACAGGATCACTCAAGCCCTCCAGCAAGCCGGAATCGAGGTGAAGTGAATGAGCAGACTGACCGCTGAGCAAGCCCGCGACATGGCTCGCGCGCAAGACCCTGCATTCGCCGTCGATACCATCCTCGCCGGCATCGCCAAAGCAGCCGCTGAAGGCAAGTACGTGTACACCACCCGTGACTATGGGTTCGGCACTAGCACCTACTGCAACGAATGCAACTACCCGAAGCTCTGCATCGCGATCCTGAAGGAGCTGCGCAGTCTCGGCTACGTCTGCGCGGTGCACGCCGAGGAACGCCAGTTCGTTGACCTGTGGCTGGAAGTGAAATGGGGAGACAAGTAATGGACACCAACAAGCTGAAGGAGCTGGCGGAGAAACTGGCTCCGGCCTATCAGGAGCCCTGGGAGAGCCACAGGCACAGCGCTTCAGCAGTGACGGTTGGAGCTGTGGGCGAAGACGGCGAATACAGCGACTTCATCGACGTGCGCATCAGCGATTACTCGGCGTTCGACGAGCATGATGATGAGCTTGGTCAATGGATCGCCGCCGCCAACCCCAAGACCGTCCTCGCCCTGCTGGACGAGATCGACAGGCTCAAGGCGGAGAACGAGGAGCTGCGGGGAGCGCTACAGGCCGTAGTGGATGATCCAACCTGGCGCAGTAACGACAACACCCTGTGGCCGAAGATCATCAAGGCAATGGACAAAGGAGCCACCAAATGACCGACCTCAACAGGCTGAAGGTGTTGGCGGAATCTTTAGTGATCCGCGCCGGTAGCGCCGGCCCTGATATCAGCGCTGATTTTCTTGGGCTGATCGCCGAGGTTGAGCGGCTGCGCTCCAGGCTGGAGATAGACGAACGCATCCCTCATGACGGAATCGCCTGCCGGGACAAAACGATCAAGGCGCTGGACGAGAAGTGCGACAAGCTCAAGGCAGAAAACGAGGCGCTTCTATTGGGCATGCGCGCAATCCTCAACGCATACGACTATGCAGACCAGTACAACAAAGAGGGCGTCGCGGTTGAGGTCATGGAAGACCTGCGCACCCTATTCAAAGGAGCAACAAGTAACCCAGCCGGGCGCCACTAGCTCTCCCTGAGCTAACCCGGCTGGGCGTATAAATCCTACCATCATGCCCTCCCCGGCAATAGCTGGGGCGGAGAGGTATTGCCATGGAACCTGAAATCATCCATGTCCCAGAGCTTGCCAAGCTGCTGGGGCGCACAGAGTCATCAATACGCAGCGCGATCCAGGCGAGCCCCGACTGGTTACCCCCATACTTCAAGCAGGGCGTACGGGTATGCTGGAGGCTAGAGAGCGTGCGCAAGTTTCTGCGCGACTACGAGGCAGGAGAGCACAAGGCTCCGAAGGTGGGAAGGCCGAGGCGAGAACCTCCGAGGCTGGCCAAGGTCGGCTAGCCCAGCTTGTCGGCCAGGGCATGAGGCGAAAGGTGGGTGTAGCGCTTGAGCATGGCCAGTGTCTTGTGCCCTGTGATCGCCGCTACCTCCATCATAGAGAAACCCCGCTCAAAGAGGCGCGACGTGGCCTCATGTCGTAGATCGTGGAAGGTAAGGCCGCTCACGCCCGCGGCCTCGCAAGCCTTGGGGAAGTAGTTGCTAACGGTGTTCGGTGCAAGGCTGAATACCTTGCCATCAATCCGGGCAGGAAGCGACTTGAGAAGTTCTCGAGCGCGTGAGGATAGGGGAACCGACCGGCGTTCGCCGTTCTTCGTATCCTCCAGAACCGCAACCTTGTCGCGAATCTGTTCTCTGCGCAGCAGCAGAAGCTCAGACCTGCGCATGGCTGTGTCGGCTGCCAGTTCGATAATCACCGGGAGTTCAGGGTGAAGCTTGGCGGCTTCAGCATAAATCTTGCGTAATTCTATGGTAGTGGGCCTGCGCTCACGCGCCCTGCTCCCCTTTGGCATACGCAGGTTCTTGCAGGGATTCGTCAGGCCTTCAAGCCTCCACTCCTTTGCCGCAATGGTATAAAGGTGGCTGATGATCGCCAGATCTAACCGAACGGTAGACGATGAGGCGCCATCCTTCAGTCGAGAGTCACGATACTCAGCAAGATCAGACGGAGTGATTTCTCCAAGCCCTTTCGCTGCCAGGGGATGTGCCAGCCATCTCCTGATTCGACCCCTTTCCTGACTGGCCCCCTTCTTATGCTCAGAAATCTCCCTTTCGTATTGCTCTAAGGCCTTGCCTAGCGTGGTTCGCATGGCCGCCCTGGTGTCGACGAATCGAGAGCGCGACATATCGCCCTCGATCTCGGCTGCCCAGCGCTGGGCCTCAGCCTTGGTGTCGAAGGTAGCGGAAAGAGTTGGGTGTCCTTTTCTGCGGATCTGTGCGCGCCAGGCGCTCCCGCGTTTCTCGAAGTAAGCCAT